ATGAAAATCATTGTCGGGGGACTGACCGCCTTATGTGTCGCTCTTTCTGCGAACGCTGAACTCATCACGTCACTATCCAGCACAAAAAGTGAATATAATCTCAATTTTCACCCCAAATTTGGACGTGTTCTATTAGCACGCTCAGACCGAGATTTTGAGAATGCCAAAGTTTGGGAATACCAGCACCAAGACAACAGTTATACCACCCCAAGGAAGATAAACCTTGGCCCCACTGAATTTAAATACTCAGATCCCATGTATGTGCCAAACAGCCACAAAATTTATTTCATTTCAGACAAACCTATGCAAAATAAGGGCAATAGCAGAGACTACAATATTTGGCATGCGACGTTAATGAATGGGCAAGCTACTGAAGTCACTCCTTTGAACACACATATTAATTCCAAAGACGATGAATTCGGCCCAGAGCTACATCAAGGAAGATTGTATTTCTCCAGACGGCATGATCGTCACTATGCACTTATGTCAGACAGAAAAACACACCAAGATGTGACTCTGTGGGATGCTATCCCGAGACAGGATGATATTGAGATGCGCAGTGACTTGACCTTTTCACCGGACGCAAAGGTAGCGGTATTTTGGCAAATATCAAAAACGTCACCACAAGCAGATATTTATGCCAGCCGATTGATATCGGGGCAATGGAGCTCTCCTATCAAGCTATTAGCAGGTGTCAATTCTCAGTTTCATGAGATCAGCCCACAGTTCTCTCCCGATGGGAAATGGTTATACTTCAGTAGTGAACGTCCAGAACCTGGTTTCGCGCTGTTTAATATTCACAGAGTCAGTACCGAGCAGGCATTTCCAAAGCAGTGGTACAATGCGCACTTTGCACCTAAAAAGTTAAATCTTTTAGCTGATGTAAATACTTTAAAAGCCATTACTGAATTTACTTACACGCTCACACTACACAGAAAAGATAACACCACTAAACAACATGTGCGGGTTAATTACCAACCGTTTCGCCTAAAGATCCTAAGAGATAACACTCAATATGACTTAGGTAATAAAACAGGTATAAAAACTGACCTACATACCCAGCGAAAAGTTAAAATGAGCGAGCAAGAAATTGCCAAAGAACTGAGGTCATTACGACTTAATTTTTTAGATTTATTCAAAAAAGACGATACACGCTTATATAGACAGTATAATGAAACTTCACCACATCAATATATTTATCGGGTTGAGTCCTCTGGCATCGCCCCATTTAGTATTCTAGTTGACCAACACAAACAAAAAATATTGCGGCTCTTTTACGATAACTCCAATATTGGTATTGAGTCAGATTATAAGAAAATAGATGGGATATGGTGGCCTCATGCTTTTTCATTCCATGTAGATAATGAAAAAGTAGCCACAGGCGTATTTTCTGATATGTGTATCGCTTTCATTAATGACAATAAAGATAAATGCGAAAGTATATAGACTTGATTTATTAGGAAGGAGGCCAGAGCCTGCACGTAGTGTACAGGGTGGCCTTAGTTGGAGAAAGGAATCGTTGGTAGGATTTTAGAAGGGGGTTACACATACGAGCCGCGCAAAAAGCGAGCAGTTCGCAGTGTTTAATTTTTGTTTTTGAAGTTGCTGCTGCTTATGATCAGCAAGGCATTGTGTTAAGCCAGTTGCTCACAAACCAAATGCGAGCGAAAACCTTGCTTATTAATACAATGCTCAACTTCACTGACAAACCAGCTGCCATCTAAGTCGCTTTTAGTATTGGTTATTTTGACAACGGCACCGGCAACAATTTGCGCATTACCAATGCAAGAGATGTGAATACTGGTGCTGGCGCGTTTTAGGCGGTTATGTTTGGCTTTAGCATAGCGTGTTGCGGTAGCTTCATCTGGGTATACATAAGGTAATACAACACTTGGACCGTCACTACCTACCTTCACAGGCACCTTTAGTGCGGTGTCAATGTCGTAATAAAAAGCTGTCACATCGCCTACCTTTCGACAGGCGTCTTTGTCATAGCGCCAGAGCAAGATGTCGCTCGTGTGGAGTTCAACTTCTTTTAAGGCTTGACCGGATAACGAGCGTCCAGTACCTCTGGCCATGAAAATCAGTTTGTCATGGGAGATTTTTAAGATGGCATCAAATTGCTCTGCAAGCGACGTTAATAACTGAGCATCACTTTCATTTTGTTCAATATGTGGTAGCTCAATATTGGTAAAGGCATCACCCACTTTGGCCTCAAGACCATATTCGCCAGCAATATCGGATACCAGTTCACCCAATTTTTTGGGCTTTTTAGGATCCTCAGGCCAGGAACGTTGTTTCGGAGCTTTCAGTGTAGTGTGCCACAACAGTTTGTTGCCAAATAATTCCAATGAACGTACAGGACCTGACAGGCTGAATTCTCCCACTTCAAACTTTCCAAGTGGGTGTAAAGTCGCACTTTTGTCTTCATTACCCTCTTTATAGCCCATCGCTATTTCAACAATGTCGGTCGGCTTGGGCTGCTGAATTGGCGCGACTTCCAAGTTGTCAAAGCGTACATAGCAACTATCACTCACCAAACCGGTTTTCAGCTTGACTGTGACGTTAACAACACGGTCGATCAGGCGCTGAGCGACCTCTTTTCCATTAGTTTTAATGGAAAACTGAGGTTGAATATCCATGATTAACTCCTCAGTCCCAAATGTTGATAATGTTCTGTTGCACTGGTTTTTCAATTACTTCAGGAAGAAATATCGCGATGTTCTCTGGGTAAATAGCACCCAACTCAGCCAAACCATGGTTCGCTTCAAGCACCATTTCAACCATCGTGCTGCTGCGGCCATAGTGGTGCCAGCAGATATTGTCTAAGCAATCACCATCACGTGTAATATAAGTTACCCCGCTCATTGCTCTTCTCCTTATTTGGTATTGCCGTCGTAACGCTCTAAGGTCATTTGAAATTGGATCTCTCTAGGAATACCATCATTGAGAAACAGTGAACGCTCTTCATTGATGGATTTAATAATCCACTTCCCTAAAATCCTGCCAACGGAGGCATCTGACTTACCATTAACTTTGACATAACCAAGTGTCAGCGGCTTGCCCTTCGCCGCTTCTGCTCTCATATTATCAACCTGACTCAATCCATCTTTGACAAGTTGAGGATAAATCGTGCCATCAAGTGTGATAGTTTGTGCCCCCACCCCAACAAACTGCTGGACTGGGCTGTTACCTTCCGTTTGAGAATCTTGGTTCTTCCAACGATACTCCGTTGCGTAAGATAATTTGCTAAACGCCGCACTGCTCACAGAAAACTTGTAGTCTCCCAGCTGCATCATGTGCGACGCGTGACTTACTTTAGCCATTAAGCTACCTCATCAATATATCGCAAGCGCATATCACGCTGTGCTTGCTGTTGTTTTTCCTCAAGAACCAGCTTGATTTGTTCAGCAATATCCAATGCCGACATCTCAGGCGTTGCATTAACTGTAATATTGGCATTAACGGTAACGCTGCTATTAACATGCTGTGCGGATGATTTGTCGCTGCCCGCTGTTTGTGCAAGCGTATTCAGCTCACTTGGATTAGTCACCAAAGCATCTGCTTTTTGCTCATCAAGTGACTGTGCTGAAGATGATTTGTGACCTGCCTGCTGCTGTTGTGCCTTAGCACCGGATGAGCTATCACTCGCCAAGGCTTTAAACGAGTCACCTTGCTCATAACTTGGGTCATTAGCCGCACCACCTAAAGACGCATCTACATTGGCGATATTTAAAGACTGGGTTGTTGCATTGCCCTGTTGCGTGGCATTGTTTTCATCAACCGAGTCTTCCAAAGAGCTGCCAAACCAGTCGCCTAAGAAGCCCCCTAACGACTCACCACCAAACGAACCAATTGCTCCGCCTATCGCGCCACCTATCAGCGTGCCAACACCTGGGATGATTGAGCCAATCGCCGCCCCTGCCGCAGCACCTGCAAGCGCGCCCCCAGCGCCACCTGCTGCCGTACCTATCTGCTTAGACTTTTCTCGTTTACTGAGACTGTCATCCGCCAAAGTACCACCAATATCCGCCGCACTCATAATGGTTCTAAGTGGGCCGGTAAATCGGCCTAGCGTTTTGGCGAGCGGGTTTTTCATGAGCCCTTTGAAGAAGCCACTCATTTTAGGTTTTGCACGTGAGCTGCTGCCAAAGGTTGGGTCATTTGCGGCTATGCCTTTACCCAGTTTTGCAGCGTTCACAGATTTAGGTTTGTTAGTCGCAGCACCTTGTTTAGGGCTATCTTTACGACCGCCATCCAATACCTTTAACGCAGGTTTTGCTTGCTTGCCTTTGCGCTTATTAGGCTGACCCTTATCCGTGTCATCCTGAGCATCCTTCACCCATGGTTGAGTGTTGCTACGCGGTTGCGATTGACGGCTTTTCGCCCCTCTTCGCTTAGCTTTTTTACCCTTCTTATTACGTCGTTTATTGCGCTTTTTCTGCTGGTCTTTCTCTTGTTCAGGCGCCTCATCAAGCGCATCTTCTGGTTCTGCAAATTCAAAGAAGTCTGACGCTGCATCCCCGATGGAAGACAAATCACCATTGAGAATGCCTTTGAAGTCTAACTTGCCTATTGCCGATGAGTGTTCTTCAAATGCCGCAGCAGCATCGTTGAAACCAAACGACTTAAGTAGATCAGGACCAGCCTTGACCATGGACTGTAGATCACCATCCATAATCCCCTTGATGTCTAGCTGCTTTAAGCCCGGCATCGCGGTTTGTAACGCGTTGGCAGGACCCTCAAGGTTCATCGCCTTGAGTAAATTGGGGCCTGCATCCAATACCGAAGATAAATCTCCCGATGCGATGCCTTGTAAGTCCAATTGCTTTAAGAGCGGCATGGCGGTTTGTAACGCGTTGGCAGGACCCTCAAGGTTCATCGCCTTGAGTAAATCGGGGCCTGCATCCAATACCGTTGATAAATCTCCCGATGCGATGCCTTGTAAGTCCAATTGCTTTAAGAGCGGCATGGCGGTTTGTAACGCGTTGGCAGGCCCCTCTAGGTTTATCGCCTTGAGTAAATTGGGGCCTGCATCCAATACCGTTGATAAATCTCCCGAAGCAATACCTTGTAAATCCAATTGCTTTAAGCCCGGCATCGCGGTTTGTAGCGCGTTGGCAGGACCCTCTAGGTTCATCGCCTTGAGTAAATCAGGGCCTGCATCCAATACCGTAGATAAATCTCCCGAGGCAATACCTTGTAAGTCCAATTGCTTTAAGCCCGGCATCGCGGTTTGTAGCGCGTTGGCAGGACCCTCTAGGTTCATCGCCTTGAGTAAATCGGGGCCTGCATCCAATACCGTAGATAAATCTCCCGAAGCAATGCCTTGTAAGTCCAATTGCTTTAAGCCCGGCATCGCGGTTTGTAGCGCGTTGGCTGGACCCTCAAGATTTATCGCCTTGAGTAAATCAGGGCCTGCATCCAATATCGAAGATAAATCTCCCGATGCGATGCCTTGTAAATTTAACTGCTTCAGCGCAGGCATGGCCTGAGTCATCGCCTTTGCAGCGCCTTCAAGATTAACCGCTTTTAAAAGTTGTGGCGCAATATCTACAATCGAAGCCAGATCGCCTTCAACAGCGCTTTGCACATTTAGCTGACCCACATCAGGCAGGTTTATAGGTGCTCGCTTTTTTGAATCTGAATTTTGTGCCTGTTCTGAAGCATGCCTTTTAGTCGCACGCTGTTTTTTGTCAAACGCTTTGTCGCTCGTTGCAGCGCGGGCTTTAGACTTTTTGTTCTTTTTAAGAGTCGGGTTGGCTGGTGTTTTGGCTATCAACTTATTCGCTGAAGGCGGTTGCGATTGAAGCTTGTCTAACGGTTGCTTTTTGTAGTTTGCCTTTTGCTGCTTTGGCGCTTTTTTACCAGCGTACGCCGTGTTGTTCGTAACATTCTTTACGTTCTGTGTGCTAACGCCTTTTACCTTTAAATTAGCAACAGTATTTAGCAACTCTCGTATCGCATTGCTTACGCCAACTTCAACACTGTTTGGCAACTCACTAGTAAGCGCCTCGATTGAATTAGTCACAGCACCAATTGACCAGTCAAGCGATGTTAGGCTGTCATCCAAAGATTCTACATCGATTGCATTGAGCAAGCCTTGAGTGCTGGACTGCACAGATACTAGGCTTTCACTCATGACACTTTGCGCGTCTAGCTGGCGCAGTGATGAGTCTTCAATCGTAAGCAAACTCTTATCAACGCCAGCACTATCTGGTGCTGACGTTGAAGCAGCTGGCGCAGAACCACTGGCTATTTCTAAGCTCTGGCTCGTTTGCATTTGCAAACTGCTATTGAGGTCCAACAAATGGCTTCGCAAATCAGCAAAGTGACTTGCCATCAGTTCATTCACATTGAATTTGGCAAGCAAACTCAGTAATGCTTCAAGTGGTTTAGTGTCAAATGCCAAAGCGTGTGATTGCAGCTGTTGCATCACCTGTCCAAGTAATTCGGCACTAACGCTAATATCTTCATATGGCTGAATTTTTGGCAGCTTATTTTTCACTTTATTGTCAGCAGTTCCCTGCACAGTAGATGCACCCTGTTGTGTGGTGCGATTTTGATCAGAAGGATCCACAAATGTCATAGCAATACCTGAGAATACATAGAAGTGAGCGATGTGCCTGTGATAACGCTGCGTTGATGACCAAAGGAGGGTTGGCGGTGCAGTGACAGGCGTGGTGTTTGTGTTTTGTACAGCAAATAACACTCAACAATGTTATTTGCTGTACAAAAAAGGCAGGGGTTACCCTGCCTCTGTGGATTGTTTGTAATCAACGGCTGCCTCGAACCATTCGCATAGCTCAGGTTCGGTCAGCGCGTTTAACTCGTTTAAGCCCCACCCAGTATATTTAGCGAGGGCAATAACCATGGCTTTTAAGCGCTTGGGCGGGATACGAGAAAAGCCTGTAGCTTTTCTCGCAACTTGACAAAGTCGCTCCAATCAAGCTCTTCAATCACGTCTGGAGAAACTTCACACAAATTTGAGAAGTAGCGAATTTCGCTCTCTGATTCACTCAAATCTGTTTTGTCCACCATTAAACGATCACGTACTTTTGGTCGTCTCATCGTTAGTTCTGCATACTCATGCGCATCGACCGTGACTGGGAAGTTCAGTTTAATGATATCTGTCATAACTTATTATGCTCCAATTGCAGCACGTAGCAGTGCCATTTGATCTTTACCGTTGATAATACGAGTGTCGTTCTGTAGGTCGATGTCATAGATAACATCCTGACCAATTTCTAACTTGTATTTTTGAACAGCGTACTGAAGCGTTAACTTCGCTTCTTCACCGTCTTTCCAGTTACCCATGTCAACTTCTTTAAAGAATCCTTCAAGCGTTACTTTAACTGGAACCGGCTCTTCGCCTTGTGCTTGAATCGCACCACGTGCTGTTAGTGGTGTAGTTTTACCACTCCAGTCACCTAGTAGCTTCATCATGTCAGCGTTGTACTCAAGCAGTGTTACTGAGCCTTCAAGCTTTTCTAGCTGGCCTACATCAAGCTCGATTGGCGCTTGGAAACCTGAAGTGACTTCACGTGTTTTCACCGTTACTTTTGGTAACGTGATTTCGTCAGCGATGCCTAGGTAACCTTTACCATCAACGAATAGCTTGAATTTTTTTAAGATTTTAGGAGACATTGCCATTATACGATTTCCTCTAGGTAGTTGTTGGTAAGAATGCTCTTGAAGGTGATATGCTCAGCCGGTGTTGGTGGTGTAAAGTCGAAGCTAAAGTAAACTTTACCTGCCTGAATGTTTTCAGGTGTGTTCAAGTCTGCATCAGCCCAGATTTGACCGCCGATAATCGCACCCTGCGCTTTTAAGCTATCAAGGTAAGACTGTACGCTTTGCGTCACATCTTCGATGTAAGTTTTAGTGATGTTGCGGTCTACTGCCCACATGTGAGCACGTAGTAGTGAGTCGTTGATCATGTCCGCTGTACGAACCACTGATAGGAATGCCCATTTAGGGTCATCAGAACATGTGCGGTTACCCCATAGCTTAAAGCCATTTTGACGGATAATTGTCGCAACTTCGTTTTCGTTCAGTAAGTTAGCGCGAGCGTTTGGATCACCTAGCTGGAAGTCAATTGGACGTTCTGTCGCAACGATACCATTCATGTTGGTATTACTTGGGCTCCACCAGAAGCCACGGTCGTTGTCTGATTTTGCAATCATACCGGCAACACGTGAACTGGCAGGCTCAACTACTGATTGACCGTCACGGAATACTCTAACCGCTGGGTCAACTACAAATACACGGCGAGAGCCGAAGTCTTTACGGTATGCTTTAGCAGCATTGTCATCTGTGCTTGGGCCGTCAGCGATGATCACTGCGCGTAAACGCTCTGCGATACCCACCATGTCAGTAACAACAGGGTTTTTCTCTGTACCATTTTTCTGATGCGTATAACCTGGTGCAATTAGAATACGTGGCGCTACGCCAACTACCGACTCAGCACCTAGGAATGCTTGCATACCTGTGTATGCGCCTTCGCTATCAACACCGCCAATAATGTTGTTAGTCACAGTCGCTTCGTCACCATCAGCAACACGTACCACGATAACCACCGCACCAACTTGGTCAAAAATACCGTCAATCGCAGGCACTAGTGAACCCTTAAGGCCATACTCAACGTCAGTAACTGTTTTCTCAACTTTTGCTTTAATTGCAGCAAGCTCATCTGCCGTTGGTGCCACGCCGTCGTTTGCTGCTGTGTGAGCAGCCACAGCATCCGCTTCTGCTTCTGAGCGCAATGTCGCTAGGCGCGCTGCGAAATCAGCGTTGTCTGGGCTTACTAATTTGGCTGCTTCTGCACGCTTACCTGCAATTAATACAGGTGTATTAAGTGGAAACGCTTCTTCGTCAGCGAAAGGCGCTGTACCGACTAAGCCAATTACTGAGCTTTTTACTGTTTTGATTGGACGAGTGCCTGATTGCGCCTCGATCACCTCTACACCATGTAGAAATTGTGACATATGATTCTCCTTCAAGGGTATGTCAGTTAGAAACAAAAAAACCACGCAAAGCGTGGTTTTAAGATTTAAAAAAATTTGTGTTTGTGTTGTTACACCTGTATGCCTTCAATGATTACTGGCTCGCCATTAATTAGATACAAGCCATTAATATCTATGGACAATTTTCCGCTGCCTGCTGGGTGCACGGCAACCGATTCAAGACGAAAGCGCGGTTCCCACTTTTCTAGTCCCTCTGAAATAGCCAGAGTGATATCCCCCACCAAAGAACTAGAAAATGGACTGTCGAGTAAATCGAATAAACCACACCCATAATCACGCCGCATGACGCGACTACCAAGTGGTGTTGTGACTATGTCTCGAATACTTTGTTTTAAATGCTCAACCCCAGATAAGGGGCGACCAGTTTGTGCGTTCATACCTATCATTTTGTAACCTTTTTGCGTTAACCACCCACGGTAAAACTCGCCACACCCAGCGCGATTGTACCGCCGCAGCTGGTAGAGTCGCCAAGACGAGCAACCGCTTTGCCCGCGATGGTAAAGCTCCCCGCGCCCGCTGAGACCGTTGCGCCAACATGTTTTACTTTGGGGTCTGCACCTAAGTTATGCGTGCTGATTGAATCGCCCTGACGCAGTACAGGTTTTCCCGCCACTGTAAAGCTGGTTTGTGAGGCACTGATAGTGCCAGGTAAAAAACCAGCATGTAGGTCAGTTATGTGTGCATCGACGGAGATTGCTGGCATACCTTACTCCTGAGCACTGATTGTGCTGCCGTTAAGCTTCAACGTACCTGATGCCTTAACCTTAAGATCACCACCGGTTGCTTCAACTGCAACGGTTTTACCCTTTAGGCTCAGGTTGTCAGCGGCCGTAACTGAGATGTTCTTATCGCCATTGACTGTGGCATCGCCAGCGACATTAATAGTGGCGTTGTTGCCCACTGTGATATTTAAGTCGTTATCACATTCTAGAATAATGTCTTTGGCAGACTTAAGTTTGATAACAGCCGAATCTTGCTTCACATCTATCAGGTATTGGTGCGTTTTACGGTTATATTCCACCAAAGAACCATCCTGATATTTGGTGCGCTGTACATCCACACGCTCTTCCTTGCCCACATCATTGGCCACGCTTTCAAGGTTATGGCCATTTTGATACAAGCTGCCAAGCACCACGCCTTGCGCTAAGTCACCGCATGGTGCCAATACAACAACCTGCTCCCCCACTTCCGGGGCCTGCCACGTCATATCGTTAAATGCTTGATTGGTAAGCCAAGGCAACCACGTTGTGAGCCAGTCACCGATTTTTACGCGTACTTTGGCCGTTTCGTAATCCACCTCATTCACAGTGCCAAGTGAGATAAGCTTAGCCAAACGGCTTTGCATATCAGACTGTGCTAGATTACTTTGCAAAGGATTAGCCAGCATTTTCAACCTCCGCGATGACCACTTCACCTTCAGCATTGACAGTAGCCACGTGGCGGTGTTCACCGCCTTGCGGCCCTAAATATACATCGGTGATCACAGGACCAGGCGCTTCTTCAGGTGGTTCATACTGATAGTAGAACTCCCAAATCAGCTTGGCTTTACCTATCATGGTTTCGCTTTGCTTGGTGAATGCAAACTCTGCGTCTTTAGCAACAAAATGCTGCCAAGGAACGGGCACACCGTCTGCCTGCATCAGTGCTTCACTGCTATCTATCACCCCGTCTAAACGAGTCAGTAGCGCGATGCTATCGGCATCTTCGGCTTCGATATCTAGTTGCAACTTTAACACTCGTCTGTCGAGTGGATTAGGGCTTAAGTTCTTATTCGACGTAGGCCCATAGGTAACACCTGAGGTGCTTCCAGTACTTTGCAACTCACTGGCTTGACGTTCTGATACCAGTGTGACACACAGCTGCGCCACCTGCGTTAAGTCTGGATAAGGCATTGTCGGTTTTATTAATCCAACCTGTGCCACACCTTGTAATCCAGAGCTCAGGTACTCAAGCACCTTTTCAACTAGGGTACTGCGATGATTCATAGTGATTCTCTGATAAAAAGCTCAGCACTCCCCAAAAAGAGAGGCTGTGTGATTAATGGCGGACGATGTGCCCGAAGAAGGTTAAGGCTTACTTTGCAGACTTGGACAGTACTTCACTGACCCCCATGGCACGACCTTCAATCTCTTGTAGTACATTTTCCATACCCTTTTGTTGGTAAGGAAACGTCAGTGAGCCTTCATCTACTTTCGTAGTAATGTGACCAACTAGACTGTTTGCTTGTGTTGCTGCACTTTTTACTTCTTCCAGTGAAGTTGCTGATGCAAGTTTGGTGGTCAGTTTTGCAAATTCCACTAATAGAATGTGGCATGTGTCTGACACAGTGCCTAATAGCGACTCGTGATCAGCGACGTTGATTTTAATTTTTCCACGCGTGACTTGCTTTTCTAGCTCTAGCAAAGTTTCTGGTGATAAAGGTTGATATTCCATAGCGCCCCCTAAGCGTCAATTCCAGGATAATTAACTACACGGTCAATTGAGAAATAGCTGTTTCCGCCAAATTCAAGAATATTCTGAGGCTCAACACCTTCCGCTCTTTTATCTGGTACCACGTAGTTTTTGAACCTAACAAATAGTTGACTATACGGATGCAGTCCTGCGATCTTAATAGCATTAGTGTCATATACTCTGGCACAGCTCGACCAACTCCCAACATTATGCACCGTAAGGTTTCTGGCAGCTATTTCTTGATCTATTTGTTCACTTGTGGCTTCTGAATTTGCAACAATAAACTCAATGTAAGTGACTGACCAATCATTTACGTATTTCTCTGGCGACTCGTAATATCCAGGATAGCTGCGATATGCATTGATTGTATGTACTTTCGTTAATGCGAGTGGCCTTGGGTAAATATGGTAACCTTTATTGGTAACGGGTACTTTTTGCCATTTAGTTTGCGTTTCATCTTGAGGGTCAATTTCAGGTGCAAGCGATGCTTTCGAGTGCTGAATACGATCATAGTAACTTATAACCTGATTTGCATGACTATTCCCAAGCTCCAATATGGCTTTATCAATGTCTTGATTTGCTTGTGTAACCGCTGAATCCACCTCACTCATCTTGGCACTAACGGTACTATTAATTTGCCCAATTTGGTTTTGCACAGTTTGGGTCAAACTATCGGCAGCGGTTACCACATCGGTTAAGCGCTGCGTCATGGTTTTATCTTGTTCTGACATAATCACTCCTAAGTTATTGAGCTTGCTCTAAAGCCACTAAACGCAGCTCTTGTTCGATTTGACGTTGCATGGTGTTAAGCTGTACCAACGCCATATCGGCAAGCTCTCTGTCCACGATGATATTGAGGTTATCTACGCCCACTTTGACTTCCACACTGTCTGATGGAATTTGTGCCAGTGACAAGGTTAGCCACTGCAACACTTTTACATCTGGGGTGCGATAACCTAAAGTGGTGTTTTCCTGAGAGTAAACACCAAGCAAAATGAGTTCGGGCTCACCTTCACCGCTATAATCAGGTGACTCAATGAACACCCCAATTTCGCGAATTGCGTATTCCAAAGGCGCATCGAATTTAGCGGCGATTTTTAAGCTGCTGCTTTCACCGTCGCTGTAGTCCGTATCAACAATGGCTACCCGCTCTTTTTCGCCTTTAAGTGCGGTTTGTGTTTTACTGGGCGTATAAGCTGCATCACCAAAGGCCATGTGACTGATTTTGCCTTTGAATCCACGCTGCGTCGCACTGAGCAAGGCATCAAGACCTGCTTGCGTAAACTGCAAGGTTAGTGCTGACATTAGGTCGCTCCTTGTAAGGTTAAATGGTTAAATTGAATGCGCGTTACAAGCGCCGAAATCCCTTGAGAAATTGCTGCTGAATTGGGCGCTATCCCCAACCAATTGGCCCGATGTTCACATCCTGCCACACCACTTTTTCCTGCCAATGCCGCAGCTGCTTTTCCATAAGTTTGTTCAGGAGTAATACCGCAAAGTTGCCCTAGTAGGTCTATGCTCCCAACACCTGTTTTGCTTGCCAGTGTGCTGGCTATTGAGGCAGCACAAGCCTCAGGTGTAACCCCTTGAAACTGAGCCTGCTTATCAACACCTGCAACACCATTTTTGCTCGCTATAAGTGCACCTGTGTTAACGCTAATGCTATCTGGGTGAACGCCTGTAAACGCCCCATCCTTGCTGGCGAGTCCAATCCCTGCACCACTAAACAACCCAGTTCCAAATGATTCTTTTAAAGCAATGCCAAGTTGAACTTCAACATGCACAGCGGCGCGCTTTGCCGTATCAACAATGCGCTTTACCTGCTCCAACATGGCTTTGGTGAGCAGTCCCTGCTCATTGGTATCCAAGTTCTGGTTCACCAACGCATGCACTATCACCGTGCCGCGCTTGGCTCCCTCACTTTGCCACCACTCTTGAATTTGTGTTTCAATCCCTAAGCTATCCAATGCTTTTTTGAGCGCATAAGGTGTAGCCTTATAACGGTGTACTTCAAACGCATCAGCGATGACTTGGCGTTTATTTTTCTCACTCCACGCGTCATTCCAGTCATCCACCGACAGCGACCAAGCTAACCAAGGTAGTAGCTGTGCTGGGCATTTTTGTGGATGCCAAATATCATGGAGTAACTGAGTTTTATCTGGATAGGTCAATAACTGAGTTAAAGCCTGTAATAGTTGACTGGCACTGCTTGGCAATAACTTTGGCAAGTTGTCAAAATTGTCCATTACTCCCCCTCAATAACCGTCGAACTCACCGTGATCCCCGTACACACCGCCACCTCATTGGCAGCAATATGAATGTCTGCATTGGGGTGTATGATGCGACCGCTTTCAACACCTGGCTGATTAAGCGCTGCAAACAGTCCCATCTGGCTAATATCTCTACCCAACAAACTTTGCTGAGTGAGGTATTGGCTCAGTGCCGCTTTAACAGTCTGTTCAACAACGGATGCCGCAGGACCTGGCGCAATTTCGAGAGCGACATCAAGCGTGAATGGCTTAACTGTGGGGCCTGTTATGGTTAGCCTGTCACCGAGCGGTCTGACTTTAGAAGCATGCTTGCTTATACTGCCATCCGCATCTAACCCGAAGTGATTACGTAGCGTGTTGAGCAACTCATCTGATGGCTCGCCATTTTGTTCATGGCTTAAAATGGTTAGGTGAATATCACAAGGTTCGGGGCTCGTTACATAAACATCCTTGACTCTTGCATCCGCTGAGAGAGCATGAAACTGATAGGCTTGTTTGCTCCCTGCGGTGTTTAATCCCTCAAATACCATTTGTATGCGGCGTTTAAACCGCTCATCCGTTTCACTGTCTTGGCGCGCTAAGTTGTAGCGTGCGGCGATTGCATCTAGGTCATTACCTGTGGCACTGGCCAACATATTACCTTTGATGGCGTCATTGAGTTTGCCGTCAAACAATAGCTGTTGATAGGCCATCATTTCTAACATGACTTGCATTGGCTCAGACTCGAAGCTTAGTGCTTCCGCATACTGAGGGTAATGGGATAATAGCCGCTCTTTGAGCTGTGACAGCGTTTGTTCAAAATCCAGCTCGGTAATGGTGTCAGGTAATGGCACCTTGGACATATCTAATAAATTAAAAACGCGCATAAAGTACCTCTGAGGCCCATAAAAAAAGCCTGCACCGAAGTGCAGGCCAATTTGCTTGGATAATGGAGCTTGTTGCAACCAAACGCTATATTGAAGCATTTGGTTAATCATTCAGTGTATGTGTATCTTACTGATTTTTATGATTTAAAACAGGTCAATGCTGCCCTATGATAATGATTTAGACTAAGGCACTCACCGAGCGTTTTAACACTTTTTCACACGTGCTTATTTACCACCGTATGGGTTTAGGTAAGCACCTATCAAAAAAGTTTCATATCACGTTCATTTTTGTTTTAAAGCAAACAACCCATGATTGATATGTGTGTGTAACATATAAAACTTTACCCATAAAAAAAGCCTGCTCAAATAAGCAGGCTTTTAATGCAAAATGGGTCTGTGTTTGCTAAGTAACGAATCACTCTTGATTGAGTTGATTAATCAGCATAGGTGTATCTTACCGATTTTTCGGACTTAAAACAGGTCAATGCTGTCCTGTTGTTAAGGTTTAGACTTAGGCACTCATCAAGCGCCTTAAAACATCTAACATAATGCTTCTTTACCTTCTAAAGGTTTAGCGAAACAGTTGAGAGAGGCTTTTATATGATTCAACCAAAGCAGCCCATTCTTTTGTTGGGCCGCAATGTTAAATAGCTAGAGACTGCATTATAGCAGCCGCTAGCTATGTAACATGTAATAAAAAAGCCTGCTCAAATGAGCAGGCTTTTAGGGCAAGTTGGGACTGTGTTTGCCAAGTAACGACTCACTCTTAACTGAGTTGATTAATCAGCATAGGTGTATCTTACTGATTTTTTTGACTTAAAACAGGTCAATGCTGTCCGGTTCTAAAAATCAGTATCACATTCACCCAAGCTAACTGGCAGCTTGCGTCGCTCGCACTACATAAAATGTAATATGGCTGATGCTAAACCGTGGCTCCATAAACTCTTCATTTAATAGCGCAGGGAATACTTCAAAGCGACCAGACGTAGGAAAGTTAAAAGCCGCACTAAACTGACCACCACTTACTTCAATTGGAAAATAAATTCGACGACCATCATCACGCAACACAGGCAACAAAAATGATTCATCGGAAATGTCCAATTGACCGCTCAAGGTAACATTTTGCCCCTCCTCCACGGTAATTTTTATCGCCTGTCGTGATATAAGATCACTGGGCACTTTAATTGCCCCTGCAACAGATTGCAGTTGAACGTCGACTAATGCCGGCTGTTGCGACTGTTCTGCGAGTGCCTTTTGCTGTTGCTCAGCTTGATATTGTGAATACCAAAGCTGTGCTTGTTCTTTGGACTCCCAGCGCTGTCCAGATTCTGGGTGAGTGAGTAAATAAGTGCCATTTAATTTTATGGCTTGTTTTTGATTACACCAGTTAAACATCATAGCTCCTTAAGCAAAATAAACGCGTGACAATGAATCGGATTTTAGGTTGCTCCCACTGTAATAAAACTGAAAGTACTGATACACCAGTAAAGCATTATGAATGGGTGAGTAGGCGATAAATTGTGGATGACCGTGTCCGTGATATCCGGCGGTTGTACCAGCGCTATTACTTGGAGACACAGACTCCAACGTTGCCCGAATAACACTCCCAAGCGCGGGCAAGTGAACCCTACCTTTAAAGCTCCTAGTAATAGCATAATTTGCTGATTGCCCACTAACCACACCTTCGTTATAACGAACCAAGTTCTGCTGTGTAATGACGGGCATATCATGATATTCGTTATTGTGAACCGCCAGCTCTTTTCGATTAGGTGGCCTTGTCACAGGTAACGCAGAAAGCGTTGTACTATAACCTGTTTGCGCATTAATTAATTGCTGGACACTTGTGGGTGTGATGGTTTGCGTATGCAGTGGAAATAAACCATTACTGATGGCCCAGCTCTCAAATGCGCTTTCACTGACAAAGGTTTGTGCAACCTTTTGTACCCAGTTCACCCCATCAAACTCATGTAAGATGCCCGCATCTACCGAATATAACTTTTTGCTGTCTTTGTCTTGATATAGCTTAAAATAGTCTAGTTCTTGTAGCGACTCAACGGTAAAACTCCCCGCCTTGTAAGTTGTTAACTGGTTAGAACTGGCTGTATAGCTAAACAAGGTGGTGTTGTTATCTGGTAATACAAACATGCCTATTTGCGCAGTACCATCCGATGGCACTAGCGCAGGGATCCTTGTAGCTTTTGCGACATCCCCATTGGCGTCAATTGTTACAATCGCGGCTGGGTTAGAACTGCCCACTCGAGTCCCCGCGTCGTAATACACACTGAAGGTACCAGCATCATAATTCGCCATGCTAAGCACATGACATGCTCCGTAAGCTTGGTTACCACTGGCGATTTCTGCTGCGGTATTATCGTAGTAATCCAGCCTAAACTCTGGTTCACCAAGACGGTATGTGGGGTCTATCAGCCTATCTGGTAAATTACTTAAGCTTTGCTCAACATTGGCCACAAGGTTTGCAGTAATTTCATTAAACTTGGCCTCAAGGCCCGGTAGCAAGCTCAAATGCGCACTTTGCTCAAGCAGTTTAGCTTGTAGTTCTTTAACCAAGTCACTGGCATTATTAATCGTATCCGTCGCGTCATCCAAATGCTCTTCTGCCACCGCCACTAGGGCGGCCTCTAAATTAGCGCTGCTAGAGAGCTTTTGAATGGCATTGCTGACTAAGGTTTGCTCTTCTGCGCTGAGCTTTTCATTGCTGCGCATTTTGGTCACTAAATGGTCGACCATTTCCTGAATGGCGTTATTGATGGTTGCCATAATGTCCTCTTAGAGTGGGTATAAAGACTCACCTAGTAGGTGATTGATTTTTTGCTTGCGGTGAAGTTCTGAGTGTTCAGCGCGCTGCTCACTCATAGTCTGTATGATTGCCGCCAAAGCCTCGGCGCTATCGCTTTTGTGTTGCTCAAACTTTTGCTGCTGTGTGCCTAAAGCCTGTTGTTGCGATGTGATGGCCTGTAGTTGCTCAGCCATATCCTCATCAATTTTGACAATGGCGCTTATCAGCCTTAAAACATCCTGTTCGAGTAAATTGCTTTGATGTGGCAGCGGGTAGGCGCGGTGGGGCGTATTAATTTCAACTGTCATCTTCGCTCCTTAGGTTGAAAATGCGCGTAGATTCTTAACTCGAGGGCGGTTGGCCGTTGTGCCACTGAGTAGCAGCTTAACCCGAGTGCCTTTTGAGTCAGGGTCCTGATCTGAGGGCACTGCAAAGCTATGCACATAATCATACTGTTGCCAGCCGTCACCACTGCTGTGCTGCACACTCAAAGGCACACTCAACCAACTCCCGTCATCCTGTTCAAGTTGTACTTCGATGCTTGCACCTTCTTGTAGTACCGCTTCAAAGCTCACAGTAAAACGGCCACCCACGCGGTAACTAATCTGACGACTGATATAATCAGCACTGTGTTTGACCTCACCAACCGCACACTGACTCCCCGCAAACAACACTGGGCTAAGCGTGCTTGACCCCGATAATGTCGCGCTCACGTTAACACTGCCGTTAAACTTCTTGGCGAGGCGCTGTGGCGTCCACTCTTGAATATTTTGCAAGGTGAAGTTATCGCCGCTTTGAGTACCCGTACCAATGATGTCAAAGCTCACTGATGTATCTGAACTCGGTCTTTGCACAACAGCAAGCGCCATTAAGTCGGAGGCTTGAGTGACAGGAAAGTCACCCAAATCAACGATACGCTGTGTGCTGGTAAACTTGGCGGCCTTAAGATTAAAAGTCAGGTCTTTTTCCTGATGTGGCGTCCAAGTGCTGGCATTACTTGATGACAACAACACACCCACTTGATATGGCTGGCTGGTTACCCAACCGTGTTGTTGGTCAAATTTTCCAAGCTCAGCGATGGCCACTTCATGTGCGGCTCCATCGGTGAGTACCACAATGGCGTATTCTTGCCCCGCCTGTAACAAAACTGGCGAAAAGCTAAATAACGTCGCCTCGGTCAATGAGATCTCACTACTTTCAACAGCGCTTTGGGCCAGTACCGTTTGCGTTGGAATACCTTGTACCACCTCACGGATTTGTACCTGTACCGACTCATCACCCTTAGCGGTAAAAAACAGCTCAACCGCGGCAATATAGCGGCTTTGCACTAAGGTGAAGGTTTGTGCCAGAGGGTCAAAACGTCGGGTAGTAATGGTCGTGACCTGCGCCAACGTTTCTGTGCGGATCTGACCACTGCCGGTGTAACTGGCCGCGCCCATTGAGCCACCTTTACCTTGAAAAACAACCGATTTCACCCCCGCAGGTATCTGTACTTCGCTTTGGGGGGGAATTGTAAAACGCCCCGTGAGGCGACCATTTGCATCAGCTTGAATCATTAGATTTCCTCCGCACTTAGTGCAATGCCATCAAACAGTACAGATTCAAGCACTTCCCCTGGACCAAAGCCTGAGATAGAAAACTGTACTGTTCGCGGTCGTAAAAATTCTGCTTGCTGGGTTCGCACCCCGACTCTTTGCGTTTCAACACGAGTATTAATGCTACGAATTCGACCACCGCCGCGAGTAAAGCGTCGAGTAATTGGGCTACTCCAGCGGACATTGGTGACTGTCCAGTGATCCACATTTGGCGACAGAGTAACTTGCGCGGGAGCAGGTTCAAACGCTTGATAAGGGTTAACTTTCATCTGACCCGTGCGCTTGGGCTGTGTTAGCACATCCTCAAGTTCATAGGGCAGTAGCTCGGGTTGATTGGCGTTCAGCGTACTAACTACTGCCTCTACCGGCAGTGTTAGCTCACCATCAATGATAGCGGCACTTTGCTCTCGCCCTTGGTCTCGTAAATCATCATCTAAGAAAGGGTCTACAAACACGCCATATTTACTGGCAGGGTCTTGGCTGTTGGCGTCATTGCGTAGTCGTTCAATTGCAAGCAGCTGGTACAAGTCACCTATCTGCCTTTGCATGTTTTGTAAGTCCAACATGCTCAAAGAATGAATGGCAACCGACTCCACTCGCGGCACCGATTCGCCCCAGTATTGATAAACGTACGCCAAGGGTAAATGTTGCTCGGGCACATGAGGTGGCTCAGGATACTCAAGTACAGAGGCCCCTTTGATGCGTTTAACCTGCCCTTGTGTATTTAAAACTATCAAATCAATGCGTGGGGAATATCGTAGATAGTCAACACGAATTTGATCGGGTAGCACTTCATTGCCATTTTCAATAAAGGACTTATCAATGCTGTAGTGGGTACTGTTGAATGTGACTGGAACACTGGTGCCATAGGTGTATGTAACCTGATAGCTACTCCCTACCGGTGGACGTTCACCATTGAGCTTCCAAACAATGTGATTGCCTTCAAACTCGTAGTCATCATGCTCCACATAAGTTTTACCCTGATAAGAAATCAGCTCTACGGTATCAACACTGGTGTTTGGAAAACTATCTTGTAACTGATCGCTACGCGTAAGCATTGCCACTTTACGCACCACCGCATAGACACGTTCAATATCTTTAACTGGTGGATAATCAAACTTAATTGGCGAGCTGGCATCTTGTGTATCACTCAACTCAGCCTTTTCAGTCTTGATGCTTTGTACATCAGGGTCAAATGGAAATACAACAGGTATCGCCGCCGCGTAACTTAACTCATAACCTGCAATATGCGCTTTACCCGCTTGTAAGCTAAAGTGCTGCTTACTTGCTTCGGTTTTAATGTAGTGTAGGCCTAACCCTTCTACCACATAGTTGCCGCCATTTGACTCTCTATCATAGCGCGCCAACGCACGTGTGATCGAATCTTGTTCTGGTGGCGCTTCTTTGATAACCAGCACCCCCTGATTAATTTGATACACAGGGTAGAACTCTGTACTCGTACTTTGCGTCTGTGTTAGCAAGCCCCAACGCGCACTCACTTTTAGCCGTGCAGCACCCGCTTCATTATAGTTTTGCGATAGCATTGGGGAGTTACCACCCGCGGGGTCTCGCAGCTCACCATCCGTAAGTTCGGTGATTACCTCACTATCTAGCAACACGCCAATGATGGCATCACCACTGGTGTCAAAGTCAAATGATCGCTCTGGTAACTGACGTACCGCACCGCGAATGTATACCGACGCCGCCGCAACACGTGCCTGCTGAGCTTCAATTCTCACCCCGCCACCTGCGACAATATCACCATCTTTAAGCAATGCATCCGCCACGCCTTTTACTTGGTGACTAACCTGACATTGCACATCATTCAACTCACGGCTTTGTAGTCCTTTGCCAGCGCGAAATAGTATTTGCTCGTATTGTTTCGAGGCATCGAATGTCTGATAAACATCTGGATGCTCTGTAACAATTTGATTGTATATATGTTCTTGCATAATGCTCCCTTAGAAGCTTATTACAAATTCAAAAGACTCGCGCACCCCTTGGTCTCGATAGATCGCAGGGCGGTGCTCTAACAGCAGCAGAGTGCCTTTTTGTTCAATGTCTTCTGGCTGAAAATATAATTGCCCTGAGGGAGTGCTTGCTTTAGGCTTAGTGCCTACCATCAAACCCAGTTCACGGATGGATTTTGATAGGCCATCGTTAAAGTCATAATTAAACTGGCAATATAAGTGTGGGGTTGGGCCCGCCACAATTTTGTAACGGCCATTGGGTACTTGTATTTCACCCTGTTCATCCGCGTCACAGTAAAGCACGCGTGTGGCTTTACGATAACCAAGAATTGAGGTGAGTTCAGTACTGGAACTTGGCTCAGACGGCAGCTGTGTATCCCACTCAATTGCGCCTTGTCCCCAGGCTAAATAAATAGATTTTTGCTTGATAGCATTGGCCAGTTCTATGCGCCCAGCGCGGGTTAATATAGCCACCCTATACTCCTATAAATGTTATAAATCAGTCGGTAACAAACACAAAAAAACCCGCCGAAGCGGGTTTGTCATCGTGGTTTTATATGCGTTATTCGCCAATCCACAGCGCTGTTTGTTGCTCTGATGCAAGTTTGCATGCACTAAATAGCTGCGCTTTGCTAACTTGGACAACCTCGTTGTTTGCCAACACCCATGATGTGCTGTCTTCATCTGCCATCACCAATAGCATGCGTGCCATACGCTGTTGACTCAGCTCATCGGCATCAAATACTAGGCCGTCAACCTCAACCGTTTGCTCTGCAAGTAATGCGCTGCGTGAGTTTTTAAAACGCGCTCGCTGTACCTTAGCAATTTGTTCTGCTGAGTGTGCTTCTGTTGCTGGGTAAAAGCGCGTTACACAGGCTTCATCATCATACTCGGTGCGAGCAGGTGCTTGCTCTGTGCTCAGCGCTAAGTCTACTTCCACATACTCTTTTCGGTAGCACGCACGACGACGAGACATATCTATTTGTGGCGCCTCTGGCAGCTCTGGCACGTCCATCACCTCGCCTTCGCTACCCTCATCTAGACTGGCATTGTGTGCTAGTGCTTGTTGACGCTTTTCTTGCGCCTCAACCACATCCAGCTCCCATTGCTGATAAGCCGCTGTATAAGCTGCTTGTTCCTGCTCGATGGCTAGTTGCAACGCCTGTTCGACCTGCTCCTCGGGATGACGAAGAGCAATTTTAGTCAGTACATCTTCATAGCTCACTTGTGGCAGTTCGAAAGTTGCCTCAACCTCAAAAGCAGCGTCGCTTGATGATACTTGCTGCTCTGTTTGTTGATTTTCAGACACAGTTGCCTCGACCGCTGTTGCAGTCAGATCGTTTGTTTGTTCCATTAAATTGTCCTTAGTGGCTGGCGATACCCAGCGGAAGTTGTGTGTGATGGCAAAACACTTTAACCGTGTTGCCGTTTAAATCTGTTTTGATGTTTTCACCGTCGATAATTGGGATGGTTTGGTCGTCACCCCAGTCAAAGCTATCGGTGAAAAACTTAAATGAATACTCCGTATTGGTTTGATATTTAAAACCAACTTCGTCAATTGACCAATCTGCATCATTGAAAGGTACAGCGGTTGCAGTGCTGTGTATTCGTTTTAGTAACTTACCTTTGAGTGGGCCATCAATCACACGATAAACACCATATTCTGTTTTCGGTTCTGTTGAGCTTTCAGACATGTCTACGACTTGCTGTTTATGATATTTCAATTCAACACCGTTAAACTGCAAGTACAGCAGACCATCTTTTTCAACAAGGGTGCTTAAGGTTTTAATTGCACTGGATGGCTCTTCTTGACTGTCTAGACTAAGCGGCACATGCCTTGGCTCATCACCAGCTCTGTTGGTCCAAGTAAGTTTGCTTGACGGATAGTGTTTGCCTATTTTGGTCACTACAAGCTCTTCTTGAAAGTGTGGACTATCCGCCCTTGTACCAACGGTGTTATTCAAGCTATGTTGTAGGCGATTACCATAGTCGATACGATGGGCTTGTGTTGCATAAACATTACCTACATCACCTATCACGGGCTTTAAGCTTTGCGCCTGCGTGTTATTGGCAAATACTTGATAGCTAAGTAATGCGACAATATCAGGGTTCCAACTGCCTGAACTGGTATTTTTAACACTGTCAAAGCCAACATTTGAGTTAGTCCAGCTTGCCCCTAAGTCACGCGTATAAGTGGCATTTAATGTACTGCCTACCATTTTGCGGTTGAGCGGGTATCCATATGAGTCATCAGGTAACTTTGGTAACCACTTGCCCACGACTCCGTCTGGGAAGGTTGCCGCAATACGTTCGGGATGACCGACTATGTCTACCCATGGGAGTGAGTCGAACTGTGCGGGCTTACGCCTCAACACACCTATATGCAGGACATCACCTACTGAAAATAGCGCATTAAACTGTGAGACTTTATTCTCTGTGGAGTAGATGTAACACGTTGTTTGACTACCACCTGAGTAAGGCCAATGTACGTAGCTTATTTTAGGATTTGGCAAATGAGGAATATACAACGCAGCCCCACTTTGGTTGTAAACATAATATCCAATATTAGTTTTATCTGATAAATACTCATTGATTGGTGAACTGCCCGCATCAATTGCAAATTCTATAGAGCCACCAGCATTGGCGGCATTGTATGATGCACGGGCTGCGAGCGTTACCCCATATTTATGTTCAAAATAGGTGAATGGAACACTCTCTTTTCCTCTGAACGTACCCGCCACCGCTTTACTAAGCGCCTCTTCTCGTAGTTGATTTATATCCAACTTATTGGCATTTAAGCGTAAGTCTTCCACTTGACCTGCGTATATAGCGTCATAAAAAACATATTGATCTACTCGTCCACTGTGGCTTGATCCAGTAGCAATATTTGCCCAGCCACAATTTGGTCCAATATTGCCGCCACCGTTATTTGCGGTCACATCAAAACAGTCAAATGTTGAGCTGATTTCAGTTAAAGCGTTATGTGTCTCAAACCAATGGTAATAATATCCACCTGAAATTCGACGCTTGCCCGTCCCCATCGGGTTGTAAGTTGGATGATAAGCGCCTTGGTTTAAACGTTGTACCAACGCTATTGGCACAGCAAAACATTTACCTAGTGCGATCCCTCTTTCACGCCAAAACGTTTCGCCCGCGCCTACCGAGTCTAGCCCATAGATAGGGTCATTAGTTCTAAACGACGTGTTCATATTAGACTCATTACGGTATTCAGAAAATGTATCTGATTTTGCACCTCGGGCAACAACATGCTCACCAGCAGAGGCCTCATACCCAAATAAATTGCCGGGCTTATTTTGCGCTTGGCACGATGACCATTGGTCGCCTAGCCCTTCTACTACTCGGATCCTATATCTCACCTGACAATAGGCCTTAGTCTCTGGGTCGTAGTAAATATTGTGCTCAGGATTTTTTAAAAACTTTAAACGGTTGGCCGCTGACAATGTGGACCATTTAACGCCAAACCCTTTGGTATTTTGGTCCCACTGGCCAAACGCTGAGTAGCCTTGTGCAACAAGGTTATTTAACAGCGGGACATCTTGATAGGTACTTGCGCCAAACTGTACGTTGCCAAGGGGGTACACCACATCTTTGTCTGAGATTTTTTCATGCCATGACTCAAGAAACACCAAGTCTTTGCGAGAGGTGATGACCTGCTCAGTTACCTTGCTCACTGATACGTGCGAGTAGCTCGCAAAGCCGTTATCACCTGCATATAAAACAATATAATAGTTGCCGCCCTCAGAACCCGTTGTAAACTCCACATCAAAACGACCCGAGTCGCCAGTGGCATGTTCAACAAAGTTTATCTTTTCAGAGCCTGTACTATTTTGGATAAAGTTAATACCTGACACACCGCCGCTACGTTGATACTGTGCTAAATAATAAGTTGCTCTATACGTAGTATTTGGCTCTAAAACAAAGTCTTGTTTTGCATAGTTAACTTTGTCTTCACCACCGGTGCCATCATCAATAACCGTTAGTTTGCCATTAGCAATGCTAGCCGTGCCACGAGAGGGGCTAGAAAGCATATGCCAAGGTTTATTCTCCTGTGCTGTTACGGGTAAATCGTAAGCGACACTAAATGCGGCTTGTTTGATTACACCACCAAAAGCCTCTGCTGCACTGGCATGCTGCGTTACTTGACCCGTGGCTGAGTCATAGGTTTTAGTGCCATCAGGAGCTGGTGGGAATCGTATATCACACCAGTTGGTGTTTCTCGCAACGTAATCTAAGCGTAACTCTACACCATCGACTACTGCGATGGGGTACTTGGTTGTGGACTCTCCTTGCCCCGTAGAGCTAGAGTTAATACCCATGTGTAACACCCCATTGGTTTGTTCCCACATTCCCTGGTTTACCACTCGATGTGCCCCCGCACTTGCCCAGTGTTGGCCCCACTCTACAAACCCACTCCCTGCAAACTGTTGTTTGCGTAATTTACGCAGCGCATCAAATTGCGCTTTGCTCATCACCTCTGGGTGTGGATTAATTTTTTGTGCTTCACCTATCAAGCTTGGCAGTGTATCCACCTGATAGCTCTGCCCGTTAAAGTCTTTTAAGGTGACTTTACCGGTTTTGGTTTGCCAGTCATTGATGGCTTGGTGATTACTTTTAATGAGTTCATGGGTTTGATTAATGTCGACCTTGACCTGATCAATTTCATTGATACTGTCGGTGACATCTGATGCCAGTTTTAAACTGGCATCAGTTTGCTCAGCGGCAGCTTGCTGCAACTGAGCGATTTGTGCTTCGATTGTCATTTTCCTTTCCTTTACATAAGCTTATGAGTATTAACTCAAAGCTCATGTATCCAACGAGTAAGTTAGAAGGCTGAGTGTGGCTTCCAACAGACCACGTTCAGCCATTGAACTAAAGCACGAGCGTGCTTTAGTGTGGCTTGCAAACAAAGTATGTTTAACTTTGCCCACAATAACGACACTTTAACCAGAATTAGCCAAGAATATCGGTCAAGTTTGACCTGTAGACAGATAGACTGACCCATCGTCATTTAAAGTGCTGTTGTTACGCGTTGATTGAAAAGAAAAAGCCACCTAATTAGTGGCTAGCAATCCCCAGTGGTAACAGGGTGTGATGGCAAAATACCTTCACTGTGTTGCCGTTGAGATCAGTTTTAACATTCTCGTTGTCTATGATCGGAATACTCTGGTCATCACCCCAATTTGTGGTGGTGACTTTGCGATAATACACTAACCCCGTCGCGACCGAGACCATATTGCCATGCTGGTCAGCCACTAAATCACCAGCTTGTAGGTAACTGTCATAACTTGAAGACCCGAAGTTTCGTACCTTTTGATACACGCCTTGCATATGGCTTGTCGCTATCTTGATGTAAGCTTTGTCATCAACAAGGTTCACTTTATCGCTGCCTAAAACTAACGTGGGCTCGATGTTATCCAATTGCAGTTGAGCACCGTGAAGCTGCATATACAGTAATCCTCTGTAATTGGTGATGGTTGGCAGTACTTTACAGGCATACGCGCCTTTTTCACCGCCAAGCGCTGGTGGCACGAGATGCTGTGGAAATTCATCCTTTATCAACTTGTCATCAAGCAAGTTTTTAGCGTTGAGCGGAACATAGGTATTGCTGGTATAGGCCACTGTTGTGGCAATACTGGCTGTTAATGACTGCTGTAATCGAGCGCCAAAATTACTACGTGCATCATTACCAAGCCAAACATCCCCTACTGTTCCTAACACCGGTGAATTAACAGCTGGCGTAGTAAAGCCTGCATCAGCACAATAATAAATAAGTTGAACGCGCGCGGCCTCTGCAGGAGACACATAAGCATTCTTCGTACTGTTAATCGCTAAACTGCCCGAGTTCCAACTGCTACCATCATCCAGTGACATTGCCCACGTTAGGGGTTGGCTGGCTTTTCGATTAAGCTTGAAGTCTTGGCTACCACCATTTGGTAACTGTGGGATCCACTGACCAATCACACCATCAGGGAAAGTCGATGCAATACGCTCAGGGTAGCCGATAATATCTACCCAAGGGAGAGAGTCGAATTCTGCACTTGGCATCTCTAATTGTGTATCATACGACCATATCATAGTCAGCAGTGTGCCATTGGGCACATCTTGCTCTGTACGAATATATAACAAGTCATCTGGCGAATACTTGTTAATAATTGGCAATAGCTGCTGAGTATCATGACGGTAAATATATCCAGCGCCGCAGTGGTAAGAACCCGTTAGCGCAGATGCTACTGGTGCAGGGCTTGGCCTTTTTCCGAATTTTGCGATTAAGTTCTCAGTATTCAGATGTGCCGAGCCATTTTCGCCTAGCCAGTAGCCTGTGTTGTTAAAGAAGCCGCCTGATTTAACAAAAGTATACGTTCGAGTAAAGGGCAGCTTTTCTTTTCCGCGTAATGTCCCTGCAACCGCTTTACGCATCGCTTCGTCACGCAGCTGATTAATATCCAACTTATTGGCGTTTAAGCGTAAGTCTTCAACTTGGCCAGCATAGATAGCGTCGTAGAACTTGTACTGATCTCTACGTCCTGAATTAGCATCACTACCCGCGATAGAACCAAACTTTTTCCAACTACCGTGGGCAGGCGCACCAGCCATGTGGTTCGGATTTCCATAATCCAACGTGAAACACTCTAAAGGAGACGTAGGCTCTATATTTGCAAACTTGGGGTTATACCAACGCGTTATACCCCAGCCATCTGGACGCGTAAAATTACCACAACCCATAGGATTGTAAGCTGGATGATAAGCCCCCTGATTTAAGCGTTGCACTAGCGCAATTGGCGTAGCAAAACACAGGCCTTCATGGCCTGAGTTCACATCTTTCACATTCTGCGCTGCAACCGCGCCATAAAGTCCAACATCCTGATGCTCCATCGGATAACGTGCAGTAGAGAACGTACCATTAGCGAACAGCGGATAACCCATTCGCCAATCGCTCGCTGTTTCAACTCTCATTCCTTGAGGTCTAATGTGCTCTCTTGGCGAAAAATCTAAGTAGCCAGACCCTTGCGTCGCCGTAGGTCCGTACCAATTATCGCCATGCCCTTCAATGACACGAATACGATACCGCACCTGAATATAGGCTTTGGCTTCTGGGTCGTAGTAAATATTATGCTCAGGATTTTTTAAAAACTTAATGCGATTAGCATCAGAGAGTGTTGACCATTTAACCCCATAGCCTTTGGTACTGCTATCCCATTGGCCGAACGCCGAATAACCTTGAGCAACAAGCGTATTGGCAAGAGTAATGCCCTCGTAGGCGCTAGCGCCATACTGTACATTGCCCAGCGGATACACCACATCCTTATCGGCAATTTTTTCATGCCATGACTCTAAAAACACCAAGTCTTTGCGTGAGGTGATCACCTGCTCTGTGGCTGGTTTTATAGATATTGAACGCAGATCTGCATACTTTCCATCAGATGCTAGCTCAAAGCGACAAGGGTAAAAGTAAACAGAATCGTAGATAAACTTAACTCTATTATGCGTGTTGGCTCTTAGTTTATGCTTTACCCCACTAATATAAATTGCCGCATCTGGATGCGTTATGTCACCAGTAACAACTTCAACAATATACTCTTTACCTTCTTCCATCGTATGAGTAATACCTAACTGGTTGTTTGCTTGACCATTTCCGATACATCGACAAATTGAGTTGCTTACTTCTATGTGCATACCATTAGCAGTGCTATAGCCTTCCGCACCATTTCTAAAGTCACCATTCGTTACTACCCCTTCGAATGCTTCCGCTGCGCTTGCATGTTGGGTGACTTTACCCGTTGATGAGTCATAGGTTTTAGTGCCATCGGGTGCGGGTGGAAACTTGGTACTTGCAATGCCATATGGATAATCAACCGATTGTAACTCATGTGATACTCCATCCACCACAACTTTAGGGAACGGGGTTGACGATTTATCTTGCCCTACCCAGCCACTCGCTTTCCCTGAACGGCCTAGGTTAAGTTGGTTTTCATATGCCCACATACCATCATTGATGGCGTTTGCAGCGGCATCGCCAAACCCCCATTCCACAAACCCTGAGCCTGCATATTGCTGCTTACGTATTTCACGCAGCGCATCAAACTGAGCCTTAGTCATCACCTGTGGGTGTGGGTTTATTTTTTGCGACTCATTAATAAGGCTTGGGAGTGTATCTACTTGATAACTTTGCCCGTTTAAGTCTTTGAGGGTAACTTTACCGGTTTTGGTTTGCCAATCATTAATGGCCTGATGATTGCCTTTAATCAACGCATGCGTTGCCGCCATATCCTGGGCGACCGTGTCGATTTCAGTTAAGCCTGCACTAATATCTTGGGTAAGTTTAGAGTATTCGGCGGTTTGTTCAGCCACCAGCTTATTAATATCGGCAATTTGTGCTTCTAGAGTCATATTTATTCCTTACAGGCCAGCTTTTCGAAGGCGTAAATTGAGCAGCATGTTTTGATGTGCTTGTTGAATGAGGTTTTTACTTTGTAGGGTTTGTGCGTAGGTCATGGTGAGTAACTCTTGGGTTAAAAACACATTGGCGTTATTAATTCCCACCGAGCAGGTCACATTTTGGCTAGGCAGTGCCGACACATTGAGCGTAAATACTTCAAGCCACGCCGCATCGGCGGCCTTAAAGTTCAACTGCTCGTCGGGCACGCTGTAAACCGCCACTAAGGTGGTATCTGACCAAATACCCACTTCTTTGACCGGATATTCACTCGGGCCATCAAACAGTGCACTAAAGCGCAGTTGGGTATTATTTAAAATCTCTGCGCCGCCAATAAGCACTCTTTGTTGCTCGTTGCGCAGCGCAGTTTGGGTGGCACTGGGGGTGTAGCTTTGGTCACCCGCTGATACATGGGTAATTGCCATGCTAATGCCCTGTTGCGAGGCGCTGAGTAATTTACTCAGACCTTGCTCAGTCCACACTACAGGGGTAAATGTGGTTGGGTTGCTCATAGTTTATTCCAAAAAAGATTGGCAACTTATTAGTTGCAAGATGACAAAGGTAAGAAAACGTCAGCTAACCTAGGTGCAGATGGGTTATCTGACGAAATTAACTGGATGACGTGGCATTGAGGTTTAAGCGACCGATGTTCAAGCGACCCGTACTTGCACCAGAAAAACCAAGCGATGACACATTCAACTCGCGTACGTGATTAATCTGTACACTACAAAGTTGCTGAGATTGCCACTTTGCATTTTGCCAACGGTCATGCCAAGGACCGAGCCATACTCGCTGCGCAAGCGTGCGCTGATAGGCGTGAATACGACCGTGCACCACAACACTCGGCAACTCAGAAGGTTCGCTGGTGGTTAAGCAGTAACGACCACTTTCAAGCTTGTCGAGATGCTCACTGATTTGACTACGTGTACGTTGATGGCCAAACTCCAACTGTTCGGGGCTGGCATCTACCGTAACCTGCTGGGTACGACCAAAACTGGCCTTAACCAGTTGGTTTTCCTTATGAGTAAAGACCACACCAGAATAATCACTGAGAATATGACCAAAGCCGCACCTTGGCCCAGACAATGTCTGGTTGCGAATATCATAGTCATGATAAACACGCGTCAACTGGCTGCGAGCAGGGGAAGACAACTGTGCCAGCTTGACGACTTTAGCCAAGCGTTCGTCACCGGGGATGTCACCACTGTCTATTTGATAGGTGTAATAATGTAGCCCCGCTGGTGTGTTTTCTATTTGCGCGTTATTGAGTTCCAGCCAACCAAGCGCGGTGGTTAAGCTTTTCGGTGTACCACGAATACGTTGCCATGCGATACCATCTTTGAGGGTCTGCCTTAGGTCTTGGCTGTAAGGCAAAATGCTTTCAAGGCCATACTCCCACACTAACCACATGAGCTGCGCATCATGCGGATGCGCCTTGTTGCTGGTCAGCTGTGCAATGGCTTCATGGTACTCATCGGCCGAGAACTGACTTTGTAAGCCTTTAAGTTGCAGTGGGCTATGATTGGGGGGTAACAGTTGTTGCATCACTACCTCATGAGCGTAATGTGAGCGTGATATTTCCCGGCACAGCACACTGGGCATGGCTCATTTTTTGTAAACCAGAAGGGCTTTGAATATCAACATGTCGCACCCCTTTTTTGTGCAACTGAGCCGCCACCCAGCTGGGTGCTAAATCCCATTGCAGATGGGCCTGCTGTTGCCACGCTTCACGCAGTGCACTTTCTAATTCATCAAACACCGACTGCGACGTATCATCTTGTAGATAAATATCTGCGGTGATGTCTATTTCGACCAAGTGCGCAAGATTGACCTCTAGTTTGTCGGTGAGCATTTTTACCCCATCATCCGTAACGGCTGTGGTGACTTTTTCGAGTGTCGCTTCAGCGTTACTCGGCGCTTTTGCCAGCACAGTGATGATCACCTCACCGTTACCTGGGCTAAACACCGACACATCGCTAATATCACTCGGTGCCGCATTAATCGCATGATTGCGATAGTGCTCAGCACTGCCTGCGGTGCTAGAGGCTATGGTGTTGTTACGAATGCGCGTGCGGTAATCATCATCTAGCTCGCCTGCAATGCGCTCAACGCCGTAAAAAGCGCCGAGGTGTTCAAGATCAGCGCTTTTTGCAAACGCCAACAAATTGGATTGCGCCGCTTCATTTATTCGCTGACGCAGCAGTAATTCTTGATAGCTCTCTACCTGCAACCAGACATTTAGAGGGTCACTTTCAAGCTCAAGCGCCTGAGAAAATTCAGGCGCAAGAGAGATAAAGCGCGCCTTACGCGCTTGGTAAATATCTTCAAAAGAGAGTGATTCAATGATGTTGGGTTCAGGGAGTTTGCTTAAATCGATATGAGTGGTCATCGATTAGACTCCTAAGGGTTATCGAGTATTGAAATACCTGCGCTTAGCTGGTTTGCTCGGGCATGTATGCATCAAACTCTAAAGCAGAGAAAGCAAGCCTAAATGGCGCACCAATGCGCTCTAGGCCCGCATTTAAACGCGATGGTGTGATTAAGTAGTTACCGCTGAGTTCAAAGCAGCCTTGCATGGTAAACACACCGTCCACAATCTCTGCCACAAAACGAATATCATCAATAGGTTGCTCGGCATTGATCACTCGCTCCACCATCACCATAAGCTGAGTGTCTGCTAATTCACTGACGTTTGCTCTGAGTATGAAACGCTCTCCTTTTGGTAGCCACCATATGTTACCGACGAGCGCAGCTTGCCCACACTCTACTGTTACATTGCTTAAAGTGACCACAAGATTTTTTGGCTGAGGGTTATACAAGGTTTTTTCGAAAATATTTCCTGCTTCATTGACATTCAACTGATAACACGACGGTGCAGGCTCTGATATCCTCTGTCCCTCTATCGTTTCATATATATAAGTCATTCTGTTCTCCATGCTTCCCACCTGAATTGCTCTGTGTCGCGGGAGCTGACCTCTGATTTTTTAAACCCTTTAACCCGAATTGATTTGTAAAAGTGCAAAGGGAGGATTGCGTCAAAATCATCGTCTTTCAAATACCTAGCTTCTCCCCTATTTTGTTCAAATGTCGCCAGAAGGCTTTTATCATCAACTATGATTTCGGTAATATGTATCCAGCCCTTCCAACCGAATTTGGTTATCACCCCCTGTGTATCTAGATACTCGAACAGCACAACTTCGCTCTCTCCAACTTCTATTTGAGACTGCGCCAACGTAGAGGAGATGCTATTGTTCGAATTTATACCATAGTTTGCTGTCAACAACTCAACAGGGCGCGGATTAGAGGCTTCTTTGTCTGTCAATATCATAAAATTTCCCACTCTGAATTAACGTAGATTGCGGTGCGGTTAATAATTAACGAGGTGTGATATTCCGTACCCGTTTCACCGTCTTTGCGTAGACTTTTTCCAGCTGGCGCAATAATCTTTGCTTTATTATTGGCATTTAAATTAGCGCTGGTTAACACATTGAACTGAATCTGAGAGCCTTCGGGTACGTTGTCTGGCAGATGCAACTTACAACCCGCATTAAACATGTATTTGCCACCGATGGCCGCTTGTGTGTCAGTGCTGATAACCTTATAACGACCCATAGAGAGTGGTTGCCCACCAAGCGTTTGCCCATCACCAATAAACAACTGCTCGGTTTCTGGCGACCAACCCGGTTCACCGTTGGCGAGAACGGTTTGTAACCGTTCTGCCTCCGGACCGCGTCTAAATTGAATCTTACGACCCATTAAAACGTTCCTCCGTCAATGTCGCCGCCTTCAACCGCTAGACCTAGTGAATTAACCCAATCTTTTACCCATGCCGTGTTGGCAATATGGGTGCTGTCGTCTGATAACGCACGAGTGGGTGCTTTTGGATTACCTGTAAAATTAGGTGAGGTAAATAGCTGCGCTTTTGATTCATTGGTAACGTTACTTAAGCCCACATCGCTTTTGTTAATTGTTACCGCGCCTGTTTTACCGTTAACAGACAGCACGTTATCGGTTGGCGTTCTTAACAAAATCCAGTTCGATAGTACATTGGCAGGTGTAGCTTTAAGCACGTAAGACTTGCTTTCATCGGTACGAATAGCCAAGTCACCCGGCTGTGCGGTTAGCGCTAACATAGCTGCTTGGTTTGCCACTTCAAATGGTTGGCCAATTGCTAGGCTTGGCAATACGCCTTCAGGAATTTTACCGCTACCATCAAGGGTTAATACTTGATTCGCACCTGTACCTGCATCTTTATAAATGGCACTACCAAGGGTGCCAAAAATATCAATACCGCCTGGCGTTTGACCATCACCTACAAACAGCTTTTTGCTATCTGTTAACCAAATCGGTTCTCCACTGGCTGGGGTTACATTGGTTCTGTTGGCTGCTGGGCCGCGTCTAAATTGTAATTTGTTTGCCATTATAAAGTGCCTCCATCTAGGCTAGTTGTATTAGGATAAGAATCTGAAAAAGCACCACCATCAAGCGACAGTAGGCCCATAAATTTGTTGATCTCGTTACTCACGTGTTCTTGCGTGGCATACACCATAGAGGGGTCAACTTTTAAATTTACTGCACTGGCTTGCACCACATCGATCACCGCTTTAATACCGAGTTCTGCGCTAGCATTGTCGGCAATATTGGGTTTGTACGTTTCTGGGTATTTAACAATGGCAAACGCCACATCATCTTCGGTATAAAAAGCAGCTTCTCTTACATAAAAGCCACCTTCGGTTGAGGGGACTACCCCTACAATTTCTAGCATTGAAGGGCTTTCATCTAGAGTTTTTGAGCTGTTGATAAGCCCTCTAAAACGTTCACTGGAAAGCCCTTGTGCATCGGGCAGAATTAGGCCATCGCCCACAGCAAATTTGGTTAAATTGATTTTTTGGCCCGTGCCAATTGCGTTGGCAACTTTAGCTCGACCAGCTGGGGTCAGCATGGTCCAGTATTGAGGCTGAGACATAACTACTCCGAGGATATACTTTGATTTGGTAAAATGATTGGTTAGCAAGCGCAACACACAATGATGACTCACTGGTTATTTCGCTGGCGTAGTATGGATACACTGTAGCGGTGATGCCTGATGTGGCAGCGCTGGCAAAGCCCAACTCTGTCTCACCGAGCAAGCTCACCGATAAGTCAAACTGAACACTTTTACGCTTAGTTTGTACAATCGTGGTATAGATTTGCTCTATAACCTTGTTGTCTATCCCTTTATCTGTGACCGATACGTCAATAGAAAACGTGCCTGGTTCGGCCTGCGGCTGCTTTTCAAACCATTCATATATCTTGGTTTGAAAACCGAATGGCTGTAACCCTTTTGTTATCGCAAAGCGTGTGCCTAAATACTTGTGCTGCTCGTAGCTTTGCGAAATGACTTGACGCTTAGTGTTATCGCTCCACTGCTCATCCCACTGCTCGACACCTTGGCTCCAAGCAAGCCAAGGTAATAATGGCTCTGGGCAAGTTTCAGGGCTCCACAACGTTGCAACCACATCAGCCCCAGTGTTGACAGGCGCAAACAGTGCGTTAGATACAGATTGAATATCCGACTGAAGTGCACTGCCGTTGTGCAGCTCGCTCATGACGACCCCCCGAAACTGATCTCATCAATTCCATTTTGACACCAAGCCACTTCATCGTCTGCTACGAGAATATTGTCTTGTGGTGAAATCAGCTCTACCTCTTCGACTCCGGCTTGGTGTAACACCGCAAATAGCGCAGAACGCTTAATATGTTGACCCAAGCCACTGCGTTCAGCGAGATACTGTTTTGTTTTATCAATCACTTGCTGTTTTACTTGCGCATGTCCTGGGCCTAACTCCAGCTTGACATGGGCTTGTAAGTTAAACGCCTTGACGTTAGCGGGCACAATTTCTACTCTATCGCCAATAGGGCGTATTTTTTGTGCTTCGAGTATTTCAGACACTGAGCTTTGGTCGCCCGATTTTAAACCAAAGGTGTACTCAAGCTTATTGATCAACTCAACCGAAGGCTGACCACTGGGTGACTCATTACTCAAAATAGTCAGAATAATATGACAGGGTGAAGGGCTAGTAACATGGACGTCCTTCACTCTAGGGTCAGCTGTGAGCGTGTGATAAATATAGCTTTTTTCAGTACCTGCGGTATTGAGGCTATGAAACGCTAACTGTACCCGCTCACGTAACCGCTGATCGCTTTCACCCGCTAAGCGAGCAACCTGATAACGGCTCGCAATGTGGTCCAAATCACTACCCGTGGCGCTACTAAGCATGGTGGATTTAGCTGCATCATTAACGCGCGCGCGCAGTAACATGGCCTGATAGGCATAACTATTGAGTAACTGAGTCAACGGCTCAGATTCGAGGCCTAATACCTGCTCAAGCTCGGGGTTACGCGCAATTAAATCTTGTTTTAGCGTGCTCAACAGCTGCTCATAATCTACTTTTTCCAGCACATCAGGTGGTGGTAATTTAGATAAATCAATAAGTTGGGATTTTGACATAAGCCTTCTTAGATAACGGATATAATAGAGAACAAAAACGAGGCGCGTGAAGATGGGCGCGATAAGCCTTTCGGATTTTGGCAAGTATGAAGTACGTCAATCTGTGCAAAAATGGCATAGTTTGGTATTTGCAAAAAACACCCGTGCCAACAAACAGATCAAAAAAATGGGCATAAGGCGTTAACCTTATGCCCACTTCACGGGAAAGACTACTTTTTCAAATTTAGCGAAATAGTAGCAAGTATTTTGAAAAGAAAACGGTCAAGTTTGACCGTTTTATAGTCGGTAGGAAAATAATCAGCGATGATCACTTGACCGATTGGAATAGCCTGATCATCGTCCCCCCTGAATATGAGCTTGCCAACACTTAGTTGCTGGCGATACCGATAGGGAACAAGGTGTGATGACAAAATGCACTGACACTATTGCCATTAAAGTCAGTTTTAACATTTTCACCATCTAACAGTGTAATGCGCTTGTCATCACCCCAGGAGGTCGGTTCATACGGGATTAAATATTCGTTTCTATCCAATCCTTTAACACCGACCCTGCCATTGGGCTGTTTGACCCAGATGTCCGCATTCCAATTGACTGTTGATGATGTGTTGCAATACCAATATTGGCCATCCATTGCACTGGTCCCTGCATTATTTTTAACAAAGTAGACCGACCCTTTGACCATATCCATGGTGAGGTTTGTGCTATTAATTTCAATCGGCTCGACGCTATCAAGTTTAAGTTCGCTGCCGTTAAATTGTAGATAGTACAAACCATTCTTTGCGGTTAATGAATATAAGGCTTTACAACCGGCATTATCTAGCGTACCACCTAAGTGGGGTAATACCTCGTGTTCTGGCGCTTCATCACGCACTAACATACCCGCAAGTAAGTTTACTTTCGTTACCGGTACAAATGCGTTGGTGGTATAGCTAATTGAGGTGGGAACTTTGCCAGTTAGGCTCGTTTGCAAATATGCACCAAAAGACGCCCTTGCATCATTACCACACCATACTTTACCCGAGAGCGACTCGATTTTGCCCAGCGCAGCTGATACCGTTGAGTCTGCTTTAGAGTCATAAAAGTACAGCGCAACATTATCTTGCGCAAACACCGTCGGGTGCGAAATGGTATTGCTTTGCGCGACCAAGTTCATGGCATTGGTGCTGGTCTCCCACTGCTCACCGTTATAAAAAGTCACTAAATCATTGTCGCCGCTAATGGCTTTTCGATTTAAAGCAAAGCGTTCGCCACTGCCATCTGGTACATGATTCGGATTCCATTGGCCTATCACCCCTTGCGGAAACAGCTCGACTACCTTGTCGGGATCGCCGATAATATCAACATAAGGCAGTGATTCAAACTCACAACCTTGGTAATCAGTGGGGACGATAATCTGTGCCTTTATGGTGCTCGCGCGACCAGTATCAATCCAATTTGCGTTACCATTGTTGGGGTTGATGAGCGCAATATGTGTACGACTGTTCAGTAAACATGCCCTATCGACCTTCACCCAAGTGTCAAGCGGATGACCTCCAGCATAACTGCCCAAATCTGTGTCACCATAGTCCAAGAATTTAATCAGTACGGTTGGTATGTCAAACTTTTGCGTGTCGGCATAGCTAAAGTATTTAGCTCTGTTGAACAAAGGCAAGTTCTTGGTGAGTGGATTAGGGTTAACATTATTGTTAACGTCGATATAAATCGTCATTTCTGAGTCATGACAAAAGTCTGTATTAATCAACGTATAAGGCACGCATCCCTTGCCGCGCAGGGCGCCTGTCACCGCCTTAGACATGGTGTCTTCCATCAGTCGCATAGGCTCGAGTTTATTCGCATCAAGACGCAAGTCTTCCACCAAACCGGCATAAATTGTGTCGTGATATTTATAACGGCTAGGTCGCCCTGTTTGACCTGAAGTCACAGATGCATAGTTAACATGTCGACCAATGCGTGATGCACTAGGTAATTCAAAGCATCCTGCCCTGCTTGGGTAATAGTTCGCAGGCAGCGTATTCCAGTGGTAGTTTGCCACGTTAGTTTGTGTGAACTGCGCCGTTCCCATTGGATTAAATACTGGGTGATACGCCCCCTGATTCAAGCGTTGCACCAATGCGATTGGCACAGCCATTGGCTTAGTGCCACTGTGGCTTGATACGCCCATCGTTTGGCCTTCACCTTCGGCAATCCCTAAGTCATCGCTGCTCAGCAACGTTTGATTGTGACTTTTCTTCACAAAAACAGTCTTGGATACGGTCGCACTGCTACCTTGTACATAGGCAATCCGCTTGCGGCCCGCTAATGCCCATTCTGTGGTAACTTCCGGCACTGCGGGGCGAACATCATTCCAATGATCTGAATAGCCTTCCACCACTCGGATACGATAGCGCACTTGGATCAAAGCATTTGCGTGAGGGTCGTAATAAATATTGTGCTCGGGCTGTGCCAAAAATACCGTTTTTTGCTCGTCACTCAAGGATGACCATTTGGCACCGTTGCCCTGTGTTGCCGTATCCCATTCACCAAACGCGCTATAGCTCTGCGCAACTTTATTATTACTCAGCGTGATCCCGTTATAATTTCCTATACCGTACTGGACGTTACCCAAGGGATAAACGATATCTTTGTCGCTAATGTCTTCATGCCAGGTTTCCAAAAACACTAGATCTTTACGCGTCGTCACCACTTTGTTGGTGCTGGTTTCTGCCATAAAAGCATCTTCTGACGTGTCATGCTGTGTCACCGTACCTGTGGCCGTGTCGTAAGTTTTGGTGCCATCAGGAGCGGAAGGAAATCTAATATGGTTTTGTGTTGATGAATGCGCAACCCTAGAGACATGGTGAAGCACATTGCTCACCAAAACTTTAGGGTATAAAGCGCTTGACGTACCATCATGAGAGTTTGACGCAGCTTCCCCCATCAACAGCGTATTAACGCAGTTCGGCGAAATATATTGCCAAATTCCGATATTGACGTTTTCTGTTGCTGTGCCTCGGTTATGCCTGCCCCACTCTACAAAACCACTGCCCGCGTATTGTTGCGCACGTTGTTCTCGCAGCGCTTCAAACTGCACCTTTGACATGGCAGGCATCCACGGTTTGATGGCAGCATCCATTCGGTTTTCAATCTCAGCATTCACCTGTGCGGCATCCGCTTTAACCTTATTGAGCACTGTGGTTGTTGCCGATGACATATCGATTTTGGCATCACTCACCGCCTGTTCAATACGAGTGACTTGTGTTTGCACCGCTTGTGTCAACGCATTACTTTTGGTGGCAAGTTCCGCATTGGTGGCATTAAGCGCCTGAATTTGTTGTTCTATGGTGCTCATGATAACACTCCTTTTTGCGCAAGTTCGTTGTATAAGTTAACAATAGTGAGGTTGGTTTCTAGCTGAGAGATCAGCATGTTGGTTTGTACTTGAGTCATGTGCAAAAACACATCGTCGTAATACAAGCGTAAATCCCCCTCATGAGTCACCGTGATGGCATCATGAGGCGCTGCGCTGAGTAGCAAGTCAAAGCCCTGCACCACCGTTGCCAAAGGGGTGAGATAAAACAGCACATTGGTAGGATGTGACCAAACAGCAAATAACGTCCCGTCAGAGAGAAAAAAACCAACCTCTTTAACGCTGTAACTGGTATCACTAGTGAATTTACCTGACACGCGAAATTGACCATTTTTGAAGTCAACCGCATCTCCTGTTGGCACCCTGTCTCGTTCATTTTTTAGTTGCGTTTGAGTGCGTTCAGGCGTGTAGCCTTGGTCGCCAATGGCAATATGACTCAAATGCACGCTTAAGCCTTTTTCTTTGGCATTTACAGCGGCATTTAAGCCTGCCTGAGTAATAATAGGTTGGTAGGTACTCATGTAAGTTCCATGGTTAATGTTTGAAATGTTGTACAACCCGACGTGCTAGCGATTCGCATATCGGGAGCGTTTAGCTGTGTGTCACAAAGCGCTCTCAAGGTGTGGTGTTCAATATGTAGATGGTTGGTCACACACTGTGCAGATACAGAAACGGGTTCAAAAACGTCATCTACGTGTTGTCTTAATGACTGCGATGACAGCTGGATATGATTGGTGGTCGTGCTTGCGCTAATCTTGCAGCTTTCAAATTGTCCGTCGGCACATTGTTGTAAAGCGCTTTTGTGTATTTGACTTGTTTGCCCAACACATGAAATATACAGCTGATTTTGTTGTATATTTCCTATTTGAAAATCAATCTGTGTTCGTGCTGGTTTATTTGCCGACACTGCTTGCCATAACTGCGCCTGAAGCTTTGGGGTAATAAAACTCCCCCCTTGCACATTAAGGTTATTTTTGGCTAGCGCCAGTATCGTGGCGGTATGGGGCACGCCACCTGTTTGCCACCACTCTTGCAGCTCAATGTCCGCATCTAACGACAACAGTGCATGCTTCAATGAGCCAACCGTGCCTTTAACTCTATGATTAGGAACACTTTGGGCAATAACTTGCCTTTGAATGTGTTCAGGCCAGGCGCTGTCCCATGCATCTACACTCAACCCATCAGCAAGCCATGGCAAAAAATGAGCAGGACATTGCCAAGGGTTCCATAGGTGTTGCAGCGGCACTGGAACATTTTCTACACGAGCACCGGCAGCTGAAAGCGAATGCTCAAATGAAGAGCTGTTTACAGGCAGAAGTGGGTCATGCCTTTGAGTATCAGACATCACGCTGCGCCTCAACACCGATTTCTATACTTTGGCAATGTGCCACTTCTTTATCAGCAACGAAAATGTCTGCACTTGGGCTTTGCAGCTCAACACGCTGAACGCCCGCACCATGTAACACGGCATACAGCCCTGAAAGTGAAATATCATGGCCAAATTTCTGGCGCTGCTTCAACCAATTCTCACACTCGGCATATACCGCCTGGTAAACATCATCACTATTAAAACCAGGGTAAAGGTGTAGCTTAGCCTTGATGGTAAAGGTCTTTATTGCAGGCTTTAGCAAATTAATTCTATCGGTCAATGGACGAACATCATCTTGATTTAAAGCCGCCAAAACCGTCGCTAATACCTGCTCAGAAGGTGTACCATCGGTTTCATCACTTAGTAACGTGATGGCAACATCACCGGGCACTGGTTGTTCAAGTCCTGCATCATAGGTGTTTTGTAATAGCATAGTACCTGCTGGCAGACTGCCCACCAGCTCATCAGGTGGAAGCTGCATAACAAACTCTGGCGCTTCAATGAATACATCCTGGATGTGGCTGGATGCTTTGAAACAATGATAAGCGTATGCCCCAGTAGGACCCGCTGTACTAAATCCCTCTAATGCCAGTTTAATTCGAGTGCGAAACCTCTCATCGCTCTCTTTTATCAGCTTGCCTTCTGCTTCATCTGTGGGTTGACTTGCTAAAACAGCTCTAGTCACCCCAAAACGTTGCCCCAAAAAATCAAGCTCTTCACCACTGGCTTTGGCGAGTAAAACAGCTTCAGCACCTTCATTTATACGCTGCCTGATTAACAACTCACGATAAGCAAAAGTCTCAATAAGCTTAATGACGGGATCACTTACATAATTAAGTTGCGCATCTGGAAAACGCTGTTGATAGTCTTCAACAATCGCGCGCTTTATGTCTTCAAAGCTTAGGGGTTCTATCAGGTCTGGGGTGGGAAATTGGCTTAAGTCAATAGCACTAAAATTGGTCAGACTCATACAAACTCCAAATGTTTTAGGAAGCAAACCTACTCAAAGTAAGTAAATATGCACAATGCAAAACGGGAGGACATAGCCTCCCGTTTTACTGCCACTTTTTGATGTTAGCTTTGCTTTAATATTTGGCTTACGCCTTGTGCTCTTGTGCAAATTTCATCCATCACTTGAGCTTGCCCTTTCACCTGATAAGGAAACTCTAAGCTGCCATCTGTGACTTGCTGCTCAATGCTGCCAATCGCTGCCTTTAAAGACTCTGTCGAGGCGCGCATTTCAGCAAGACTTTGCGCTTGGCTTAGCTTGTTAATAAAGCCACTGAGTTCATTGAGCAAAATATGTGTGGTATCCGAGGTGGTGCCAAGTATAGAAGCGTTGTCAGCGACTTGTTGGTTGATTGATTGACGTGAAGTTTGGCGAGAAAGCTCTGCTTGCTCAGCCTCACTCAACTGCACTTCAAATATAGCTGACTCACCAAATTGTTCTAACACAAGTTGTGCTGTTATATGCTCTGGGGTGTTTGCATTATAAAACTGATCTACTTGTTGATTATTTACGATTAATTTAGCCATGGTTACTCTCCTTAGTCATATGCATTTTGATCGGCGTCGCCTAGGTATGGGAATTGGCCCCATTGCCCTGTGGACAGATCTACATCGCCGGTTACGACCGCCGGCAATGCGACTTGAATAATGCCTGTTTCGGTTTCTGGTTTGCCTTCCCCTCCCTCAACGTATGGGTGACAGTGAGAGTAGTGGTTGCGAGTGGACGACACACCATAATTTAAGCCACATAACTTAGCAGGTTCCCCTGCTTTTAGACCATGACACCAGAACTTGCTAGGCACTAGCCCTTTAACATGTTTTACGACAGCGGCAATCGTCGTGTATGAAGAAAAACGGAAGTATTGATACATTAAATAGGAAAATACATGGCTGTTATCACCTCTCCTATTGGGATAGTATTCCAGCTCCCAAATTTTAAAACTGTTCGCAAAGTACTTGTGATCTGAATTAATCGCCTGTAAGAACTCACGGGCAAGTGCAGAACGCTGCTCGGGTTCAACGCCTGTGGTGACCGTTTCAATCACTTTGGCACTTTTAACAAAGCCACCGCTCCAGTATTTAGGAAATGTTCCCTCATCATTAGGAATAAGCGCTTGGTTTTTAGTAAGCCTAAAGTGAGATTGTTTATCTCTGGCTGAATTGATGTAGTTATTTACTTGATTAATATAGCCGTCAACCTTGGTTTTGGACTGCTCCACTTTGGCATCTATATCAACAATTTTGTTATCTACTACTGTGGTGAGGTCATTAGATGCCTCGATTAATTTGGCAATATCTTGTTCTAAAGCCATTTTTGTTCTCCAACTAATGGACTTGCCATACTGCTAAACTGGCAGGGTTAAAATAAAAAAACCCGCTTAAAAGCGGGTTTTATGTGGTTTAAAATAGAGTTATGCAGGCTTAGCGTAGGTCTCTTTAATGGCATTTCGCTTTGCCAACCATGCATCTTTGGCAGTAACAGCTTCTGGTGAAGTCTCACCAAACTCTGTCACTGCTGCCATATAGTCAAAAAATAGGTAGTCACTTTCTTGGCTATATTGTGTGCGCCTTAATGCTTGTATTTCTTGCTCATCAAAAATAAGCTCATAGTCATCCGCGGCTACTTCAGCTTGCTTTGCGACATGCTCTGCATGAACCGCATCTTTAACGCCACCTGCAAAAATTGTTTGCGTTGAAATTTGTTTTAATACCGCCATGATTATGCTCCCTCTTCATTTGCAGGACCGGTGTGAGAATATGGATGACCAACGCTATCGGCCCAAATGAAGTTGTCACCATGATCACCGGTGCCAACATATGGCAGCGCAACCGCTACTTTCATTTTTCCAATACCGCCGAAAAATGGCTGGTGGCATCCGCCCCAACCTTGGCGAACAGCATGTTTATACTGCCATCCTTTACCCGCATCATTGGCACCAGCGGTAATATTCGCAGAACGGTTACTTGACGGATGAAAAGTTAGGCGGCCAGAATGTTCTAGAACGTTCACCCAACAGCTCGCCTGAGTCAGGAATTCACCTCTGCCCCATCCAGTAAACGTTGGGCACCCCTGATTTAGCAGATATAATCGGCCATAATTTTCGTCCGTAGCCATCCCTTGTGTTATTTCCACATCGAAAAGCAGGACTCTGAAATCACTACCATAGTAGGTTTCACTATCAGAGCGAAAATCGCCTAACGCGCGATGGAACCCAGCATTTGGGCTTAGGCCGTAATCAGCAAGCATCTTATTAGTGAGCTTGGTTACAGTAGAGTTTCCTTGTGAACCGTTATAGTAGAAACAGCTCCAAGGCGCACCGTGAGATTGCATAACATCAACCGCGGTACCTTCTGGATGGTCTGCATTAATTTTGGAAAAAAGTTTGGTATCTGACAGGTTATTTGGCGCAAGTGGCAACGCTTTTTGAAAACTCGCAATTTTCGCATCCACCGCTTGCTCTTTTGCAGACAGCTTGCTGTCTATCTCCTGTGATTTTTGATTCAGCGTGGTCGTGATCTGTGAAATCTTGCCATCTACCGTTTCGGTTAATCGATCGGTTGAATCTATCAACCGGCCAATATCTTGCTCTAAAGCCATGAAATTTCCTTGTAATATTTTCAAATACAAAAAACCCACTAGGTGGGTTTACTTGTTGAATAATCAACTCTTTGCAATATCAATAGTCAGGTTTAGGATATCTCGATTGAACAGCCTTTCTTGCACCTAGCCATGACTCTTTCGCTTGAAGAGAAAGCGCGTGATGCTCTCCATATTGCGCACAAGTCGCTAAATATTTAAATGCTAACCCATCCGCTTCTCGCTGGTAGGCGTTGTTGCGAGCATCTTTGCATAAAGCGTGCTGATGCTGTGCTTTGGCATCATTTAATGTTTGTACGGCTTGCTTTGCCAAGGTAGACGTGTGCTTACATGTCATGTTCAATTCCTATTCTCTTACTATTTGATATTTATTATTTAAAGTACACCCGCATCCATCAAAGCAAATTTTTGCTTGAGATGACGAGCCATGTTGCCGATTTGCGCTGCCCCTAATTTGGCAAGCTCAGGGGCTATCAGAATGTTGAGATTGACCCCTTGGTCAATCACGGTGATCGATTCTGCTGGCACTCCCGTTAACACCAAGTCAAAGGCCAGCAATAAGTCAACTTCGGCTGATTTATAAGCTATCGGCTTGTCTGGGCTAGAATAGACGGCAAACAAGGTGCCATCTTCTAGATAAAAGCCGACTTCGTTGACCCAAAAGTTGTGACTGGTGTCGTCAATCACACTCATATGAATTTGCGAATTGCCTTTGTATTCACCGCTGGCAACTGAAATGCGGTGTACTTCTGATTGCAACGCGCTGCGGCTTTGGTCTGGGGTATAATTCCCCGTCCCTAAACCGATTTTGCTAATTTTGGCCTGAAAGCCATTTTTGTCTGAATTAAACACCGCCTCCAATCCGGCGGTGGTAATCGTTGGCCGTAAGATTGTGCTCACTGCACTTACTCCTTTTACGATAGAAATAAAGCAGTTACACGGCATGCCGAGTGGTAAATTACACCTGTCTTTTCGTGCCGCTAGGCAATGTGTATGCGTTAACCAAATGCGTATAGCCGCTAACTACTCAGTTGGATGTAAATAAAAGCGCCCAACGCTCATGCGTCGGTTATTAAAATGACAACCCGCCGCAAGGCCTGACTGTAAGTAATAACAACCAGCCGGAAGCTTTTGCGGGCTTTGCATATAGAATCGCGCAACGCTGTGGCGCTGATTATTAAAATGGACTGCTGCACCTATGATGCTTTGTGTGCGACCTTCAACCGCTTGAGTAAATCCATGTTGGCGATTCAACCCAAAGCGCCTTTGGCTTGCCACTGTTAAGCCCGCGGTTATTTCGCTAGGCGCAGCTTTTACCGGTACGGTATCGTAGTTAAACCGCCCTACCTGCAAGGCACTGCTGGTTGAAGCAACGGCTAGAGCGCTATTCATTTTTACGCCAACCAAAAAGTCAAAGTGGGCGCGTTGGGGCTTGGTATGGTTTGTTACTCGATAAATATCATCATACAACTGCTTCGATAACGTAATGGTTTGACTGGTGTATGCCTGTTCGTTGGCCCACGCAATAAAGGTGAATGTATTCGGCTCTTTGCTGTGTATCGGCACTAACACCGCATCGTCAACATCTTCAAACCATTCAAAAAACTCCATCACAACACCCAGTGATGCTAAGGCGCGTTTTACCGCCCCCACCGTGCCTTTATGTTTGTGAATCGTTACTGAGTTTTGAATAAGCGTACGTTTTGCTTCTGTAGGCCATTGCTCATCCCATTCATCAACCGATAAGCTCCAAGCAAGCCAAGGTAGCAGCGATTCAGGGCAAGTCTCTGGATCCCAGTGTTTTGCCACATAATCAGGAATTGATTTACCAGTTCTAAAGTGACTAGCACGCTCATGTGCTTGCTCAAACCCGCTGGCGTTTGGCGGCAGTAGAGACTGAAACTCATCAACCGTTTGTGTTTTTGACATCAATCACTCCTACAAGTATTCAATGTTGATTGAATCTGCAATGGCGGCTTCGTCAATCTGGCATGTTATGTCATCATCCGGCGTTAACAGCTTCACCTTACGCACGCCAGCTTGATGTAGCATATCGATGATCCCCGACTGGGGGACTTCTTGCCCCAATTTATAGTGCTCGAAAATAAAGGCTTTTAACTTGCTTTTGACTTGTTCATCTACCTGCGCCTTATCAGCGATTTCGTTGAGGTAAACTTGGGCTTTGATCTGGTATTTCTTGGGCACTACTTGGTGCACCTTGACCAAGTCTGTCAGCGGCCTAATATCTTCATCATTTAGATGAGCCCTAACTTGACTGATCACATCGATGGGATCAGCACCTTGTTGAGGAAGTACCTTTACATCAACCACACCTGGTTGGCTCGAATACACGTAAACATCTTTTACGCCTTGCGTTGCAGCCATCGTTTGGTACTCGTATGCCCCCATAGTGCCTGCCATGCTATGGCTTTCTAACGACAAAGGAATACGAGCACGATATCGCTCATCACTTTCATTTTCAGAGCGTTGTACGCCAAACAGTACGCCCAGATGGTCAAGATCTTTGCCTTGCGCATAAGCCACCATCACCGAGCGTGCAGCGTCGTTGATACGTTGGCGCAACAGCAGTTCTCTGGTTGCGGCAATTTCCAGCAATTTAGTCGCTGGATCTGACTCAAGTTGTGTGTACTCGGGTATTGCCTCTACCAGCGCGTTTTGCATTTGCTGATAAATAGTTTCAAATTCTAAGCTTTCAATCACATCTGGCACCGCCAAGCGTGATAGCTCAATTGCATTGTTCACAGATTACTCCTTAATGGAAAACTCGGTGCCGTGTGCTTTATTGCGCACACTCATGTGAGAAGAGTTACGGGGTGATGTTTAGTGGTGAAACACCAAGTTGATACTTAGTCTTGGCGCAGGTTGCTACCAAGTAAGGTATCGAGCTTCTTATCTATTGAATCTAATCGCTTTTCAATTCGTTTTTGGTCTTCATTGCGGATCTGCTTTAAATGAGACAGCTCTTGCGTGTTAGTGGTAATACGCTTGTCTAAATCTCCCAGATAAAGAATTCCTGATACCAACAATGTAACCGTGGTAATAATATGGGCTAAATTGAGTTCCTTTTTCATTTGCCAATGCTCTGGTTGACTCACTTGGCAACTCCCTTCACTTTTTCAAACGTTCTCAGCCCAGCCAAACCCAACATACCTAAAGTCAACTCCAGCATCACCTCTAAAGGTAATTGCGGCGCCCCCACATCAGGCCAAAGCCATTGTAATATTGGATTAATGACGAATGAAAACAAAAAGCCAAAGCCACATACCCATAATAAGAAGGGCCTAGCACCTGCAACAAAAACACTTCGGTGCGATGCACTTAGTGCGTTGATCTTTGCTTGTACTTGAGCTGATTTGGCGACTAATCGCGCTTTAAGTAAATCTTGTTTAAGCACTTCTTCTTCGCTGGTAAACAGCTCATCGAGGATGTTTCCGACCGTCTGAATAGGGTCTTGCGTCGCACTGCCAAATAGTTTCGCCAAAAACCCCATTATTGCCACTCCCCTGTCAGCATTTGCTTAGCAAGTTCGTTGGCTCTATTTGGCACCTGATTTGCCCAACGACTATTTAGCATCTCAAGTGCTGCTTGCTCAAAGTTACCCCGCTCAACATGCGTAAGCATTTTCTTAAAACCCATTAATCCATTTAGGCCTAAGTTAAATGCCATGTTAATCAGTACAGCCATACGCGCTTCATTGCACTTGCTCACATCAATACGACGCTTTACGCCCGCTCTGGCCTCTTGTACATCATGGGCTAATAACTGTTCGGCTTCTTCCTCACCGACACCGTTATCATCGAGATTACGACCATACCCTATGGTCAGTTTGCCTCCTGTACAATAATAAGGGTACTGCTTGTACCCTTCGTGCTTTTTGATCTGTTCGACCGTGATCATCAGCGACATAGTTACCCCTTATACACTATTAAGGTTGGTCGAGAATTCGACCAACAAACTGCGCTCAGCTTTGACTAACCAAAACTCTGCTGAACGTTTTGAGTCAAAGCCAACTAACTTTGCAGCATCAGCCAATGTGCCAGACATTAAGTAGCGCGCGCGAATGGCACGTATACATTCAGGCCTCATTGCTGCTATTAGCTGGGTAATTAACTCAATTTCTTGCGGTACTGACATCGCGTCAGCCCCCATCGCACCGCCCGTTGGTCGACCTGATGAATCACTCATCGAGCTGCGCTTAAAACCTTTGCCATATTCTCTGGATTGCCAAAACTTTCCCCAACGTTTCAAAGCACTTCGAACTTGTTTAATCGTTATGTGTGTCGTCATGATTTATTTTTCCTATAACTTCTAAAATATCAAGTAAATACACGTCTTCAACTAGGCTGATAACGTCGTTCCATTTGGGGTCAAACTCACGGTTCTCCCAACGCCTTAATGTGCGTTCTTCAATACCATAGCTCGCCGCAGATTCCGCTTGGGTATAGCCACGTAATTGGCGTGCAAAGCGCAAGATTTCTCCGCCACGAGGGGTTTTTCTGGTTGTAAAGATTCTTGCAGGCTTGGAAGGTGATTGATTCAT